AGCAGGCGCATGTTCTCGTAGACCAGCACGCTGTTCTGGAACTGGCGGTTCTTCGGGCTGATGTTGTAGCCCAACGTGCCTTCCATGGCCATCACGTCCTTGGCTGCACCTTGCGCCATCTTGAGCGCCTTGACCGTCAGCGCGTCGAACGCAGCCTTGTCGGCGTCGGGCTGACTGAAGGTTACCGTCTGCCACATGCGCTCAGGCATGCTGCCCTTACCGTCGATGGGCTTGGCCATCTTGGCTTTGTTGTACAGGTCGGTCACACCGAACTTGTTCTCGACCAGCTTGGCCAGCTGCATGTCGTGCGCCTTCTCTAGCTTGTCCTTGAGCACCTCACCACCGTTACCGAACTTGCGCACGTATTCGGCGCGCTTGACACCCTGGGCGATGTACCCCGTGAGGATGCGCGAGACATCCTTGTCGCCGTACTTCTTGAGCATCTCCGGGTGAATCCAGTGCATCTGGCGTCGGTTGATCGCCTGCATGAACGGGCTGAATCCGATGGAGCTGCCGCTCTCTTCGATCTCGGTCTGGCCGAAGGCGTTGATCAGCCGGTTCGCAATGGCCTTGGCCACGTCCTCGGATGTCACCGGTGTGAAGTCCTTGCCCACACTTTTGGCCAGCGTCGCGTTCTGAGCTGCAGCGATGGCACCAAGCTCGTCGGGGTTGAACTTGACCAGGTCGGCCACGAAGCCGTCCACGTTGCCAAGGATCATGGCCGTGTCGTAAGCACGCGGGAAGTAGCCGTGGTCAATCTTGCCCATGGGTACCCATTCGCCGCCCTCGCCGTCGGGTGAAGCCTCCCAGCGCTCGACGCCTGCCTGCTTGAGGTACTTGTGCATCTCAGGCAGCAGGCCGTTTGGCCCCTTGAGGCGCGCCACCAGCTGCTTGACAGCCGGGTCTTTGGGCGTCTCGCCTGTGTGCAGGTACGGCGCGGCCAGCTCCAGGTCTTTGGGGTGCAGCCCCTCGAACACAGTGGCCAGCCGGTTGCCCCACAGCTTCATCTGGTGATCCTTGGCGTCCAGGAAGCCCTGCGCGCCGTCCTCGCCCACGCTGCGCTTGAACATGCGGCGCACCTCCTTGTACACAGGGTTGCCGGTGCGCTCCAGGTTCGTCTCAGCCGTGTTGACCAGACGCCCCGCCCGCTCCATCATGGGCTTGAAGGCGTTGTTGACACCCTCGTACATCTTCTGGCGGGCAGTCACACTGTTGGCCAGCACGCGCGCAGCTGCGTCGGCGGTCTGCATCTTGCCCTCGTCGAAGTTGCGCAGCAGCAGGTCGACACGTTCGTCGTCGTTGAGCAGGCCCGCCACTTTGCGGAAGAAGGCTGCCAGCTTGGTGAAGATGTTCTGTGTCTCGGGTCCGATGTTCAACAGACCTGCTTCCCAGAACTGGAACATGTATGCCATGCGCTCTTCAGCTGCGTTCTTGGCACCTTGCTTGATCTGCTTGAGCGCCTCGGTCTCGCCGTCGAGCAAGCGCTCCAGCTGGCGCACCACGTACGGCGCGTTGGCAGCACGGTCGAGCAGCTTCATCACCTCGGCTGCAGCAGGCTCGCTCTTCATGCGGTCGAAGAACTCGTGGAACGCCTCATGCGCGCCCACTTGTCCCAGGTTGCGTGCGTACACCGAGGCGTAGATTGCACCCTTCTCCCACTTGCCACTGAGCATGATGTCTTTGCCCTTGGCGTTCTTGCCGTAGAGCATCTCCAGCGCAGCACTCTTCATGCCCGGGCCGAGGCGACGCATGATGTCGGCGTGGAACTTCTCCACCTCGGCCGGTGTGGCAGGGGTGGCGGTGCTGGTACCGAAGGCTTTGTTCGCAGGGTTTTGCTTGTTGAACTTCGTCGAGCCCTCGCGCGTCATACCAGTGTTCTTGACGCGAGCGCCTGATACACGCTCCCACGTGACGTCGCTGATCATCCCGCCCATCGCCTCATGGAATGCAGCCGTCATACCGAAGAAGCGAATCATCTGCTGCGGGGTTGTGCCAAGCACACGCAACAGCGACTCGCCGCTCGGTAGTTTGAGTCCTGTGTCTTCTATTGAGTTGGCGTGTAGTTTGTGAGCGGGTGACCCCGCCATAGGCCCGAGCGTGTCGAACGTCTTTTTAACCGGGTCGAACATCGCGTGTTGGATGGCGAAGTACGACATGGCGTTGAGCGCCCGGGTCTCATTCTGGAACTCCGGGCGAGACAGAAACCGTTGTAGCTGGGGGACTAACTCTTGAGCGACCGAAAAAGCATGCGTAAATCCGTTGCTTCCTCGGTAGACAAGCCAGTGACTGCCTTTAGCTGGTCCAAAGTCTGTCCCATCGACGAAAACCTCGAATGGGGTGTTTGCGGGATTGAATCCGCGAGCTTCGAGAACTCTTCGGAACTCATCTCCTTGCCTTCTAACCGAGGCCACGAAGCCCCGATGTGCTCCGATATGCTTTTTTGCGTCATCGTTTACTCCTTCAGGTGTTTGTGCGTTGTACCTCGGCCCACCGGTCTCATCATGATGCGCCTTTACCTCAGCCTCGTTCTTGAGCGCCTTGAGCGCCTCGGCGCGCAGCAGCGTGGCCTTGAAGCGCAGGTCGTCGAGCCTATCGTACTCGTCACTGCCCTCTTCATGCTTGGCAGCCTCGGCCTTGAGCCGTGCCTCCTGCTTGGTCGCCCAGTCGCGTATGGCTTCGACCTGCTTGACGTTGTAGTCAGCCGGTGGGTTCTTGAGGTAGTTATTCATTTTCTCGGCTACGTCGGCGAACTTTTGTGACGGCGGTGCCGAAGCCGGTTTTGCGGCATCGGACTTCTTCGTCGCACCCTGCATCTTGCCCAGCTCGATGAGCGCGACGCGCGCACGCGCAGCATGCGGTGCGAACTTCGGGCTTTCGACCAGGCGCTGCAGGTGCCCGAGCAGCGCCTCGCGGCGCTCTGGCGAGAGCTTGCGCGCCATGGCTACGAACGACGGTACCCCCTTGGCAAGTGCGTCGATCACGAACGCGGTGCGTTGTGCGCGCTGTTCTTTGTCTGCAGATGGCGTCGCACGTGAGTCAAACGGGTGCAGCGCCTGGCCCAGCTCGTCGTAGTAGCGCTCGCCGTCGGACTCACCGTCTTCGTGACGTGAGCGTATCGAGGTGGCCTTACCCATCTCACCGATCTCGGTTGGGAGGCCTGTGTGCTCGCGGCGGGTGTCTGCGACATCGCGTTCGACGACCCACGCCCCTGCGCGCTTAACAACTCTGTCGCTACCTTTGGCGCTAGCAAGTGCGAGCTTCTTAGAGCCGAACTTATTGCCCTGGTTGTCGCGCGCAATCACATCAGTGCGCGTTACAGGCTTCGTCTCGTAAGTGTCGGCACCGATCTCGGCATCGTCCTCGCGCCCGAGCTCGTACTTCTCAGACTTGCGCAGGATAGCGTCAACGGCCTTGGTGGCACCGGCTTCGAGGGCCGCACTCAGGTCTTCGATGTCTTCGATCACGTAGCTGCGCCCCTTGGCATCAGGCGCCATGTTTGCGAGCCGCGTCGAGAACGACTTGAGCAGTGCCTTGCCAGCCGTCAGAATCTTCTGATTGGCAGCACCCTTGACGGCAGCCTTGGCGTCGCCATAAGTCTTGTCGCCGCTGTACATGCGCAAGCTGGCAGGGAAGTCTTCACCGGCCTTGAGCCAGCGTACCTGATCGCCGGGTGCCTCCTTGTAGCCGACGCGGCCGCTGAGCACCGGCGCGCCGGTACCACTCTTGCCGCTGGTGCTCTGGCCGTACTTGCCAGCCTCGGTCTCAGGGTGCGCAGCTGCCAGCAGCGAGGCCAGCCCCTGCATGAGTGCAGTCTTCTGGCCAGCCAGACCTGAGCTCTCGTCGACACGGCCCTCTGTCTTGCGAGCCTTGAGCATGCGGTCGATGACGCGGCTGGCGCTGGTAGCGAACTCACGCGGCTTGCCGTCAGAGCCCATGCGCTCCAGCCAGATGCGTCCGTGTGCTGTCGTGCCGTACTCACCGTCCTTGCCCACCTTCTCGGCCCACTTGTTACCAATAATCTGGCCGTTGGCACCCTCGCGCCCGAACTCGTTGGCCGTCACGTTGGTGGCTTCGCCCTTCTCACGCTGTGCTTCTTCGCGCAGCACGTAGTAGTTGTCGTTGAGCACCTTGCCCAGGTCGTCGTGCTGTACATGCTTGGAGCCATCTTCCGTCGTGACCTCGCGGCCAGTCTTGTTCTGCAGCTGCAGCAGCTCGTCGTACTTGCTCTCGATGATCTTCTGCGCGTCGCCCATGAGCCCTTCGGCGTCGTTGCCGTGCTTCTCGCGCAGGTAGTCCATGTAGCCCTGCTGCGTCGCCTCGACGGCGCTGGTGCCGTGCAGCTCGGCCATGCGCTGCTTGGACACCGTGTCATGGAACGTGTCGGGCACAGCGAGGCCGTTCTTGTCGTTGTTCTTGACTCGCCCGCCAACGCGGAAGGGCTCAGGCAGCTTGATCTCGCCAGTGGTCTTGTCGACGCTACCTTCCTTGTAGTGGTGGTACTTCACCGTCGGTGCACCCGCGTCGGGGTCGAGGTGGCTCGACGTGATCTGTTCCATGCCCTCAGCATCCATGCCGGGGATGACGTTCGGGGCCGGATTACCAGCCATGTCGCCGAACTCGTCGACCTGCGCGTTGGTGCGCTGTTCACCCGTGGTGAACTCGAACGAGCCGTCCTTGCGCCGAGCCTTTTCGTCCACATTGCGCAGCGCGTCGAGCACCAGGCGTGCGCGCGGCCCAAAGAGCTGGCGCGCCTCAGCGCTGTCGATCTTGTCAGCACGCATGTCGCCCTGCAGCTTCTCGGCCAGCGTCCGCAGTGACGGCGTGCTATACGCACGTCGCGCAGTCGGAAGGAGGTTGCTCTCAACAATGGCCCATGTGTCCTTCTGAGTGTCCTGCAAGACCTTGATCTGTTCCAGCACACGCGCACGAGTCTGCAGCGCATCGTCGTCGATAAGCCCCTGCTTGTGCATCATCTGCGTCGTGGCCACCACGGCAGCAGCCGGGTCGGTGAACATGTTCAGCAGCGACTTGGGCACGACGGGCTCGCCGCCTTTCTTCATGCTAAAACCGTTGGCCACCCAGTTGCGCATGGCATGGCCCAGCGTGGGCATTGCATTCTCCAGCGCCTCTGGTGTCTTGAGCCCGGTGAACGGTGCCAGGCTCTCTTCGAGGATTGGGCTGAAGTCGTCGCGCTCGTTGGCTATCTTGCGTCCCATGGCCGGAGTCATGGCGTTCTGGCGGCCGTCAGCCTCGCGCTTGCCGTTGTAGGCAGTCAGCGCGTCGTCCTTGGCGTTCATCAGGTCAGCCGCGCCTTTGCCAAGCGCCTCGGCCACCGGAGCCAGCTTGTCGGACAACAGGTCGTTGGCTCCGCTGAGAATGTCCTCTGAGCGGTGCATGTCGTTGACTGCATCGGCCACAGGGCGCCAGCTGTCCATGGTCTTGCTGCCCTGCATGTACTGCTGCACGGCTGCATGCACGTAGTCCGGCACAGCCCCCGGATTTGCTTGAGTCTTTGCTATGAAGTTAGCAGCAGCCTGGTGCTTGGCTGCGTCGTCGGCGCGCAGGCCGGCCTCGTCCATGCCCTTCTGCGGCGTGAGCAGCACGTCGACATCTGCGTCGCGGCCCTTCTGCGCCCAGCGCGTGACCATGTCCTCGGCCTGGTTGTGCAGGTTTGCCGCACCTTCGCCCACCATGACGGCAGCCTCGTCCCACGACTGCGGGCGTGCATCCCACGCCTGCTTGGCAGCGCCGCCGGCGGCTATGGCACCGCGCTTTCCCGCGCGCGCTGCGTAACTGGCCGCGTCGCCCACCGCTGCCGCCCCGCCGCCAAGCAGCTGGTGGCCCACGTCGCCAGCGTGGCCCATGGCACCGTAAGCTACGCCACCGGCAGCCTCGCCAGCCATGGCGTCGGCCAAGCGCCAGCCATCGTCGGTCGTGTCGCGCTGAGCATCGCGCCCAGTCTCGTAGCCCATGGCCACACCCTCAGACACACCGGCTGCGCCCGTGTCCAGCAGCACGTCGCGCCCTATGCGCTTGGCAGCGCTGGCCACCGGCTGACGCAGCACGTTGGCTGCCGTACCGCGCACCAGGCTGCCGCTGGCCAGGCCTGGCACCGTGCCCTCTATGAGCGACTGCGTCAAGCCCTGGTTGCTGGTATTGGTGAGCACGCGCTGCGGGTCCAGCGCAGGCGCACCCTGCTGCTCGGCCTGCAGCTGCTGCAGTCGGGCAGCGTCGCGCAGCTGCGGGTACATGCCGCCCGAGGCACCCAGGTGGCTACCTATGGCTGCGCCCGCAGGGCCTGCCACCAGGCCGCCCAGCACGCCGCCAGCCAGACCGCCGCCCATGGCGGGCACGGCCGAGACTGGCAGCGAGCCCACCGTGCCTGCGAACCAGTCGGCACCGTCGCCCCATCCGTGTATGTCACGCAGGCTGCGCACCCTCGGTGCCACCTGCTCGGCCTCTTGCGCCAGCTGCTGAGCGCGCAGTTGGCTGGCCTGAGCACGCGGCATGTCGCCTGCGGCTCGGGCCTGCCAGTATTCATCAGCAGCGGTGCCAGCACTGTGCCCGACGAGCGCCGACCGCAGCCCGCGTGTGACTTGTCCGTCTTCGACGAAGCGGCTGTAGTCGGGGTCTGCCGGAGATGGCAGTGAATAAACCGCTTGGGGGGTTGTCGCTTGGTACAGAGCTGTTGCCACGTGAGTCTCCGGTTATTGCTTGGACACAGGCAGTCGCCCTAGTGTTTCCAGCATGGCCCTACCGTTGGGGTCGTTGATGATGTCCATGAGCGGCACGGAAATCGGTCCGCCGACACCGCGTATCTGAACTCGCTGGTCGTTGATCCACGGCAGCTTTGTTTTCAGATAGCCGTCCAAGTGCATATTGGCCGCCAGATCGGCAAGCTCTGCCGCGCGAGGCCCATCGACAACGGCCACGCGACCTGGCGCTACACCTTTGCCAAGAGCCGATTGCTTCGAGTATTTGTTGGCGAATTCACTGAGCGTGTGCTCGTTGGAAGCATGCTGTGCAAACGCTTTGGCCTCTCGCGGGTGGTGCGCGAACGCATAGTCCAGCGACATCTCTCTGTCACCAATTTTCACCGTCGGTAGCGTCTGTGCGATGTACGCACGCTTGCGCGCCAGCGCCCGCTCGTCGAGGGTGGGCGGCTTCTCACCCTTGGGGTCGTCGATGTACATCGACGGGTCGTTCTTGAGATATTCGTCGAACGACTTAGACCCTTCGCGCTGCATCTCGCCGGTGTACTTGGCCCGATCTAGCCCAAGGCGCGCCAGGAGCCCCTGCGACGTGAGCTGGTTGTGCTCGCGGTTTATCTCGTTTTGCTCACGTGCGGTCGCGTCGGACGCAGCGGCGGTCTGCTGCTGCATCTTGGCCTTCTGCATCTCAACCATCGCTGCGCGCCTGTGCTTGCTCATGGGCTGGTTCAGAGCCTCGGCGTCTTCACGCAGGGTGCGTTCAGCCGTCATCTTGTCAGCAAGGGCTGACATGCGCCCCGCCACCTCGACACCCTCAGCGTATTGCCGGGTGCGCTTGTAGTCGGTTGTCGGTTTACCCTCCTCGTCCACGTAGGACATCTTTTCCGGCCCAGTTGAGTTGGACAACACGAGTCCTCCGTTTGCGTCGCGCGAAGCTCTGATGCCCGCGCCACGCAATGCCCAGGCTTCGTTGGCCGTGTCCATCGCTGCACCTTTGAGGCCCCTGATGTTCATGTCGGCGTTTGTGTTGGCGATGCCGCCGCCACCCTGTGGTACCCGCCATTCGCTCGGATCGGCCACACCCGCCTTCAGCGCAGCCGCGCGCAGTGTGTAGTCCTCATCGGCGGAGCCTCTGCGACCAAAGACCGTGTTGAGCATTGCATCGCTCTTCAGCCTGTCGTCGTCGGTGACCGCGACAGGGAGGCTTGGTGTTTGTGCTGCTTTCTCCTGTGCAGCATGCTCCGCCAGCTTGCGGTCATTTTCCGCTTTGAAGGGGTTGGTGTCGGCCTTGTTCGCAGGGGCTGCCGTGCTCACGTCGCGCACACCTTGCGCAGCACCCTGCACTGCGCCAGCCACCAGCGGACGCTCGGCGAGCTTGAGCGTCTTGCTAATTGCACCTGCCCCAAGGCCCAGCGCGCCACGTGCGACGGGGCCCGCGCCTGGGATCATCGAGACTGCGTTCAGCGTGTTGCCGACGTTGCGCCCCGTCTCGTTGTCAGTGAAGTAGTTGTACGGCTGTGCGGCAGGCGTTGCACCAGCCACCCCTCCTGTGGGAATTTTACGGACCTGTTCTGTCTCTGTCGGGTTGGGCCGCACAGGGTTGTTGGACGGGTCTCCGATATTCGTGGCAGCCTGAGCTGCGGCGTACCCCGCAGCGCCACCCATCGCACCTGCAGCCAGCCCGCCGAGGACAGGTTTGACAACCGACGGTCGTACTGGCGCGGGCGCGGCGGGTGTTGCTGCTATACCCGGCGTTGGTCGGCCACGCGCCGCGTCCCACTGATTGCTACCCCACTGCTTGGCCTGTTGCCAGGTCGACTTTGGTGCTGGAGCTGCTTCTTGAATTGGCGGTGGCGCAGCGCCGGACGTGTTACCCATGGGCGGCGGTTTGCGGGCCTGCGCCTTGGCTGTGGCTGCGTCCTTCATGGCTTGCGCTTCGGGGCTTATGCCCGGCGCAGGGCCTGCACCCGTCCCTCGCGCGCCCAGGTCGTTGGCCATGCCGTTGAACGCAGTGCTACCTGGCGGCGGCTTCGGCGCACGCTTCTGCCCGAGCAGGTCAGCGGCCACGTCCGCCATCGGGGGCACACGCGCATCTGCAAAATGCCCACCGGCTCGCAGCCCTCCGCGTGCAGGCGCTATACCGTCGTTGGTCTGCTCGATGAGCCTTGCAAGGTTCTCTACACCTACCTTGGCAACCGTCTTGGCAGGTAACACAGCCTCGCCGCGTGACAGGTTGGCAGGTACTGAGTCGCTGGTGGCGGTGCCTGGGCCATGAACGTACGGCGTACCTCGTGACAGCTGTAGACCACTCGGCATGGCTATCGGGTTGTAGCTGCCAAGCATGGCACCTGTTGTGGCGCGCAGATTGCGCGGCGCGGTTGTGGCGGGCGGTGCAGCAGGGCTTGTCAGTGCACCTGTAGGTGTGTTCTGCAGATTGTTGAACGCGGCCTGATCCTGTCCACTCATGGGTGCGGTGTTCATGGGTGGCTCGGGCACCAGGCCTGTTGCAAAGCGGTTCGCGGCACGGGCCTTATGGAGTCCGCGTAGTATCTGTGTTTCTCTCATATCAGACTCCGTTAGAGTTAAGGGTATTGTAAAGCGCCACTATGGCGCTGGGGGTTGTTGACTACTTGTAGAGCTTTACGCAGCGCTCTTCTTCTTCGAGTCGCCACACTTTGTGCGCGTTAACAGCGGCTACGCACTCAGCACGTTTGTCAGGGCTCTGACCGTAAGCCGCGCCTGCGCAACCCAATCGCTGCAAGTCGGCTGTGCCTGAAACTCGCTGCACGACGCCTGCATCTTCCATGCACTTTTCGAGCTTTTGTTGGTTACCGCTGCACCCTGACACAGCAAGTAGCGTTGCAAGCAATAGTTTGTTCATACGAACCTACTCGTCTTCGTCGTCAAAATCATCGCCAAAATCGGCGGAGTACTCAGCCTCAAGCTGCTCCCAGCGAGGATCACCGCGATAAATTACAGTCCCGTCGGTGAGAACGCAAGCATCTAGCCCTTCGGCCAGAACCATGTTCAATGACGCGGCCATTGCGCCGTCTTTTTCTGTCATGTCATTCGCTCCTGTCTGATTAACAGCCGGCTCGTTGCGGCATATTCCAAATATCTATATCGCACCCGCAGGTCAGACACTTCGGGCAAATTATTCCGCCGCAATCCCCGCACTGAAAATAGTGAGCCTGCAACTGCACGCCGCACCTTGCACATTTCGGCGTTCGCCTGCCGTTAAATAAGCCGACAAGTACCTTTTTGTTTTCTTTGCCAACCACTGCTGCAAACCGCGTCGGAGTTGTTCGCAGCAACTCACCCTCATGCTCCACACTCACATCTTCGATCGCCGTTTGCAAAGCGCGTTTAACTGTGATGTAGTCTCCGACTATCTCGAACGCCTTTTTCTTATCGCCATCTTTGTGAAACAGAACACCGCGCACCAGCTCACCCTCGCGTCTTGTGACTGCCTCAAAATCGCATAATCTTTTGGATGAATGCGTAAAGTTCTTAGGCACGTCGTCAAAGTTGTCCATCTCACCACCATCCCTCCAAAGTTATTGTGCCGAACATTCTACGCGCGCAATAATGAGCACCCCGCACTGCGAACCGAGGCGAATCTATGACACCCACCGAACACGAAACGTATGCGCTAAAGATGCGAGCGCTCGCTCTACAAACACTTGTAGACTGGAACGCTGATCTCTGGCACGAGCTGGGCATGCAGTCTGAATCTGCTGCTCGATCTGAGTTCTTGTCGGCAATGAGGAAAAAGCTACTGATTGCACGAGCTGACTACCAAGAGATAACTCTTCAGGGCGTGCACCCCGTTGAGTCTGACTTGCGTGCGGCTTTGTTTCAGGAAGCATTTGATTTGGCCTCAGAGAAGATGATGAAAATAATCGAGCACGGTCTCTGATTACTCCCCCGCATACTCAACAGCCAAACCGTTGATACCAGCCACTGCTGCACCGGCCAGGTTCCCTGCGATGGTCGCTTGAGATGTCGACAGCTGCGACAACAGCGTGGAGTAGCTCTTCTTGAGCTCAGCCTCAGCAATGAGCCGCTGCTGATCGATCTTGCCCTGCTCGATCTGTAGCCCCGTGGCGGCCTGGTAGTAAGCGATGTGTGCGCGGGCCTGGGCTTCCTCGGCGCTCATCTGCGCACCGAACTTGTCGAACACCTGCTTGTTCGCGGCGATGTTCGCTTGCACCACTGCCGACTCCGCGTCCACCCCGGCTTTGTACGCCCCCACCGAGGCCAAGTACTGCTGGGAGTTGGCCGAATTGCTGGTAGCTACAGCCTGAATCTCGGCCACCTTGGATTCGACAATTGCCTTGAACCCCTGCACCTCAGCGTTGAACGCCTGCACGCTACTGGCATACACCTGTGCTTTGGCCGTCTCACCGCTGATCTCGGCCATGTAGCCACGGTACTCTGCGTCCTTGGCTTGTACCTCGGCGTTGTATGCCTGCACTTGGGCCTGGAACAGTTCTACCTTGAGTTTCTCCAGCGAGGTCTTCGCTACCAGCGCTTCGATCCGCGCGCGGTACGCTGCCACCTGGGCCGACATACCTCCGATCTTGGCCTTGTACCCTTCCACGATGTTCTGCCCCGCCTGGGCATTCACCCCCATGGCAGCAACCTCGGCTTTCATCACCTCGACCGGTGCCACCGCAGCCCTGATAGCCAGCTCGTACTGCTTCACTTCTTCTGCGTAGCTCTCAACGGCAACCTTGTCGCTCTGTACCGCTGCCTGATAGCCAGCGACCTCTGCCTGGAACCCCTCTATAGCTGCGCGGGCCACCTTCTGCTCGACCTCGAACACCTGCTGCTCGATGGCGAACACATCGCCCTTCACCTTCTCGCCCTGCACCTGTGCCTGCACGCCGCTGATCTGCGCCTTGTACGCCTCGATGGGCATCAGGTCCGACTCGACCTGTGTCTTGTACACCTGCGCCTGCACACCATACATCTGGGCCAGGGCCTGATCCCCCTGCACTTGTGCCTGCAGCGCCTGCACCTCAGTCTTGTACAGCTCCACTGGTGCCATGGCCGCACGGACCTGTGCTTCATATGCCTGCACACCTGACGTGAATATATCCACCTTCAGCTTGTCACCCTGTATCAGCGCCACCATGGCGTCGATTTCGGCCTTGAAGATGTCCACCCGCACCACACTTGCGCGCAGCAGTGACTCGTACACCTGTGCCTCGGTCTTGTAGGCATCCAGCTTGGCGGCGTAGTTCTTGACCTCCAGGTTGTAGGTCTCGACGAGGGCAGAGAGGATGGACTTGGAGTAATCCAGCGCTTGCCCGTTGATAACCCCGAGGTTTTGCATGTAGCTCATGGCTGTGTTCAACAGCGTCGTGCGCAGCCCAATCGCCGCAGTCAGAATGAACTGGCGGTTCTTCTGCTCCATTTCGGCCTTCATCACCACGATCTCCGACGCTGCTCGCGCGTTGTTGTCAGCCCCAGCTTGCCGCGCCTGCTGCATGGCAGACATCATGGCACCGGTAGGTATGGTGAAGCCACGTGTCGCCGCGTCGTTAATCACCTGGTCGCGCACACGTCGCGCCTCAGCATCGTTCTTGCTCCGTGCCCGCGAATAAATTGCGTCCTCGACCTCGGGCTGAATGCCAGTGCCCTCTGGCCCGGGGTTCAGGTACTCGTCGAGCTTGAGCACAATCGCTGCAAACTGTTCCCGCCCACCTGGACAGGTAGTGTCGAGGAACGCGTCCAACTGCGCCTTAATGTTCGCGCTCATGGACGCAGAGGCTTGGCCATATTCCGTGGCTGCTGTCAGCGACAGACCTCTCGGTGCGTTGGTGAGGTCAACGGGTTTTAGTGCAGTGAACTCCGGCAGAATGATCTCTGGCGGCTCGGGCTCAGCCCGGTTGTCCACCGTCGGTACCTCGCCGTAGAACGACGGGATGGACAGCGCCGGTGCCGTAGGCAGGGTGTGTGCTGTTATGTTCGGGGCGGGGTCATTGAATGCGCGGGCCGATACACTCGGCGCTGCGCCAACTGTCGGGGTGGTGATTGACGGCGCGTTGCCGGAGAACGTGACAGGCGTGTATCCCTTGAACACCGGAGCAGCACCCGCGTTCAGTGCTGCTACCTGGCCCGCGAAACCCGGGTCAGTTACGTGTACGGCGGTATATGTGCCCACCGGCGGCAGCGGGTCGGGCACCCCAGGCTCCAGCGAGGGTGGCGGCGGCTCAGCAAAACTGGTCTGCACGACAGGTGCGCGTTCTGTAAAGCTCTGTAGTTCATCAGGTACTGTGCCCCATGTCAATGTCGGTGCGGTACCGTAAGAGGGGGTTGGTGCAGCGCCCGCTGCCACATCAGGGACAGGCTGTAAGGCCTCAGGTGCCTCAGGAGCACCCGGGAAGGAGGGGTTCACCGGTGACACTGACGGTAGCGGCGATAAAGCGCCGGGTACGTAGGGTGCTGGCCCGCCGCCCACGTTGGCCGTGCCGATCAGGGTGCCCCACCCCGCCCAGTCTACTGAGTCGATGGCGTTCTCAATAGATGCCTGCGCGCTATCGTGCATGGCCTGCGCATAGGTCCTCGCCTGAGATATTAGGTCAGCTGCTTGGGTCATTTAGATTCTCCGGGTCATGTTGTGGGTCTCAAGCTCGATGGTGTCGAGCTCGACGGTTCCTGTACCTGAGGCACCAAGTGCAAAGTAGCGCTCTTTGACACCTTTGCCAAACACCTGGCGGTGATTCTGGGCCAGCGCGTCACGCGGCGTGCTGAAGCTGTAAGTGTTGGGGGTGTCCTCACCAGCGTGAAGCTGCACTGTGCTGGCCGGTCCGAACCTGCCACCGAAATACGCAGCTGCCACGGTCTTTTTCACCGGGGTCTTGAAGTCGTCCATGGCGGTCTTCACTGCCCACGGTATCGCTGTTCCGTCATCAGTCGTACCTTCCAGGAGGTAAAGACCTGTGGAATTCGCCCCGTAGTAGCTGTTCTTGTAACGCACCACATGCGTGAACGGGAAGTTCGTGTAGTGCGTCACCTCGTCAATCGGCAGCTCCTGGTTCGTCACCCGTGGCCGGTGGCCCAGGTTCACTGCATACGCCTCGTAGGTGGCGGTAACGACAGCAGAGCCGATGGCCGTGAGCCGTGCGCTCGGCGCGGTGAGCCATGCCTGCGCCTGTACGCCAAGGCGCGGGCTCGGTGCGACGAGGCTCGCACCTCCGTGGTTCTGTGCGGTGGCTTCTGAGGTCAACTCGAACAGCGGGCAGGTGGCTTGTACTGATGCAACCCCGCCCGTGGTGCCGGTAGCGGTGAGAGTGGCGCTGCCGACTGTGACGCTGCACACCGCGCCGCCGTAGCCGACGAGCTTCGCCCGGGTCGTGACAGACAGCGCTACGTCGGCCAGCCCACCGCCAAGCACTTCGGCAGCAAGCGTCGGCGTGGGCGGCTGCAGGCTGACAGTCGCGCCGGTATGTGCCGAGAGCGTGGGTGCAGCAGGCTTCACCGACGCACTCGCTACTGATCCTATCGTGACGTGGGCCGAGAGCGAGGGCTTGGTCGTGGTACGCAGCTGCGCTGCTGCACCTGTGTAGCTGACCAACGTCGGGCTGTCGGTCAGGGTTAGGTCAGCGGTCGCCATGATGGTGACCGTGCCGGTAGCACTGAGCGTGGGTTTCGGGGGCTTGAGCTTGGCGGTCGCCATGATGGTGACCGTGCCTGAGGTGCTCAGGGTTGGACTCGGCGCAGTCGGGCTATTGGCATTCGCGCCGGTGTAGAAGCTCAGGACAGGGCTCGGCGCTGTCAGGTGCGCGGCTTGCCAGCCGGTGGAGTCCTTGGCTGTGGCGCGTAGGGTTGGGCGAGGGGCGGTGGCTGAGGCTGAGCCGCCAGTAGTGATAGCGAGTGTCGGCGCGGGCGGGGCCACTACGCATACCACCCCCGAGAATGCGGAAACCTGTGGTGGTGGGGGCGTAAGGTTCGCGCGCAGCACCGCAGCATCACAAGCGAATAGCGACCCGATAGGGCACGCAAGTTCAGCGGATGCGTGGTAGCTCGATGCACTCGCAGAGACTGATAGCGATGGCGATGGACAGGTTAGTGCAGCCAGGGCATATATGGTGATTACCCCGTCAGCGGGGGACGCGCCGATAGGCGCGCTTCCGATAGGTGATGCACCGATCATGGTCTGCCCTAGTGTGCCTTGTATGCGATCTTGGTGACGTGCAGATAGCCTGAGAGCTTTAGCCCAGCTACTGCTGCCACGGTGGCCTGAAGCCTCATGCCACTCAGAGCTAGCCCGAGCGAGATATTGTTTGCCCCCTGGGCCATAACCGTCTGGGTTAACGTCCCGCCAGTGACCCACTCGACTTTCACCACCTTGTCGTCCGCTGTGTCGGTTGCTCTGGCTACGATGATGCCCTGTACGTGTATGACCCACGACGCCCCGCTTGCCGGGTAGTATGGTTCCAGGGTCTTAAGGTCGGCTATGTTCGCGAGGAGATAGGCGTAGTTGGTGGTGTCGTACCCAGCAACTGCCTGGAATGTAAATGTCCCACCCTCGCTAGGGTCGGCAGTCATGATAGGAACACCACTCATGTGTGGAACCGACGCATTACCGAGGGCCACCTCCCCTGCTGCCGAGCTGCTGGCGCGGTAGCCTATAGCGGTGCTGCCCGCCGTAGATATGTTGTTGTATGACTCATCCATGAACTGGGCGGTGCTCGCCCCGAACCCGACCGCCGTCGTCTCTGCCGCCCCCGCGTAGCCCCCGACGGAAACACTGTGCGGGCTGTCAGCGAGCACCGACCCGGCGAGTGTCAGACTGTCAGCTGATCCCGTGCCGATGTTTGCGCCCTTCCCTATCGCGATCCCCCTCACTGACTCTATCAGCGGGGCAGGGCCAGGACTGCCCATGTGGGTGTCGGACACGTAATTATGTGCGGGGACGATCAGGCTGCACGATATGTCCGTACCGGTCGGGACGCCTACCCCGCCCGACTCAGATGTTTGGAACCTGTCAGAAACGTCCGTTGCGTCCGGGTCATAAGCCACTATTATCCACCCGTCCCCCGCTATCGTCTCTAGCAGACAGTAATACACCCCGTACCCGGAGCTGAGTGGCGACGTGACATATCCGGCAAACGCGGCACCTGGGGTGATTACCCCGTCGGTGCCGAGGGTGGCGTGAAACTTTGCTCTTGATACGTATTCCATATTGATTACTCCGGTTTAAACTTCTGGCCTGTCAGTACTTTTTCCTGCGGGACGCTGTAAGTGAAGATGCCATTGGCGCCAAACCTTCCAACGCCCTTTGGCGCGTCGGCTTCTGACACATCGACTGGCATGGTGATCGGGTCGGCAGTCCTCCTGAACGCCTGATTCAGGGTATCGGCGTGTGACGTGTAGTTTTTGTTGATCTTTATGATGTCGAAAACTCCGCCCTTGCCCGCAATCGGCGTGGTCTTTGGGCTAGAGAACTGTGCTGATCGCGCGTCAAAGTAGACCGCGTAGTCCCCCTCAGGTGTGAACGAGAAGGTTGTTTCGTATTGGGCGGACGTAACAAGCGGGAGAAACTTCAGCGCCATTAGCTTGCGGTGCTCAGGGGTAGCCGCGTAGTCTTCACGCATCGTCGGGTAGGGGATAAGGACGCTGCTGAACTGTGCGTATTCGTTAGTCTGATAGAGGGTTAGGTCGTGTGCGTATGCCTCCGGGACGACGTGCGTAGCAACCACACTGCTTGACTTCGTGATCTTCGATTCGATCCTCGCACCACCCAACTGGAAGTCTGGTTTGATTGATGTGAGTGGGTCAGGCCCGAGGCTTTGGATGTAACCGAACTCGCCCGCAAGGCGCTTACCGCTACTACCGGCGACTACCCCTGAAGTAATGCGGCGTGTCCATGAGGTAAACTCGGAATACGAAAGGCTGTAGTCAATGACGGTTATGTCGCCTGTCATGTCGGTGTCTGGCGTCAGCTCAGACAGATCGCACCCGCCATCCGCATAGCCAGAATAAACGCTGTGCCCATAGTCAATGGTTTTGAGCGGCTCGCCGGGTATACGCAGCTCGAACCTTGGGAGTATTGTGTGCGTTGTAGTAAACGCAGCACCTCCAGGTTCACTGTCTCGAAGTTGCTTGAAGCTGCGTTCTGCGCGGTAGTATGTTGCCGTTATGAATGATAGATACCTGAGGTCGTGCGCGACAATCGTCGCCAAGAATAATAAGGGAATCGTTAGCAGAAGTTGCCCCGGGCCGGAAATATCGGATATGCCCTTTGACCTAACTGTTGCCTGCACCGCCAAGCACAGCGTTAGCACTGTGTCGCCGGTTGTCTCGTTTTTGACGTTGTAGAAAGCGTTTGCAGCCCTGCTCGCGGGCCAAAGTTGGTCGATCCCTTCGTCGACACCGACGTACCCTCGCCCCATAACTATGATATTGGAGGATAGTAGGGCGTCATCTTCAGGTAGGTTCTGGATAACGAGTGAGTTGGACGTTTTCTTTTCTCGCGGCGTACTGACGTAATATGCCGCGTCTGCATAAACCTTCTTTGATTGGCTAAAAAAGTCCGACTGGATGACCTTTACTTTAGGATCAATGATTTCTTTCCCGTTGTCGTCGTGGGTGACAGTTGCGCTTATACTGACTTCGACGAGCCCAGGGGTCACAACCATAACGGGCTCTGCCTTGTACTTCTCGGCGAGCTCCCTAAATCCGTCGCCGGGGGTTATAACGAGCGAACATGGGTTACTGGTGAGCTCTCTAGTGCCACTATAATACTGCGATAGGTCAATGCTCGACATCAGATGGAATGCCGTGCCGACCTTTGCAAACAAAACAAAGCCTTCAGGGCTAGGATCCTCGTTCATTCGGATCATGTACGACGGTTTGGTGTCATTCAGTAGTTGCCACTTAGCTACAAAATCTGCGTTCATTTCGGCGGTTGTTATCCGCAGACTGTACAAATCCCCTACAGACACTGCCGCCCCTTGTGCTTCCTCAAGTGACAGAAAAACATTAGACTCTTGCCACCCCGAGCCGTTGACACCTTCTGGATCGAACCAAACCTTTGCTGGGGCTGCATTTATAGGCGTGCTCACCGCCTTTGTCCCGTCCTTGTTGAACCGCCACAACCATGACAGGTTGGCGTGTGGCTTTCCCTCGTCAGGTAGTGTCACCCATGCGGGCATAGCTGGCTTGACCCGAACCCACTCGGTGCTCGGTATGTTTCGGTACGATGCGGCCCCCTCTGCACCACCGAGCGAGTCAGTGGTAGGCGCATCATACTCACCTGCGTAGTTCCTGGCCGGGTAGAACATGAACCCGTTGTGAGTGTCGGTGACGACGATCAGACGTACATCTGCGCCGTTCTCATCTTTCACGGTGATCGTGGCGGCGCTTCTCCAGTGGATGTACTCCCCCGCCTTACCGGCACCAACATTCAACTTGCCATTCTTGTACTGTGCTGGTGGGATGTCGAAAGTATTCGCTAAATCATCTTCGCCAGCTGACACAGGACTAAGTCTTGACCCTAGTAAGTACCGCTGGTTGTCCTTTATGCGGGCGCGGTCATAGAGTGTGTACCCCCCGGCGCTCGACATGAGATTAATATCGTCTGTGACAGTACCAAACTCGCCTTGCCTCCAGCATTGCGGGGGTGATGTGACCCGGGTGTCAGTCCACGCGAATGGATAAGTCGATGAGAACCCAGATGCTAGGCCGTCTGTACTCCAGAACAATCCGTCGATCTGGGTTGCCCCGTCCCCAGCCCCAACAGAGGGGGGGATATTTTGGGTGATTTCTTTTGGTACAGTACCAAACGAGAAATGGCTTATTTTGTATGGCACGCCGATGGCACTCAAGTGAAATGTGCCGTGCCCGTTAAATGGTGTTATCGTGGACGCACCCGGGCCGAATGGCCTGCATGACGTGAGCAGATTGGTTTTCTTGTTGTCGTGGTAGCTGTGATAAGACCCGAAATGCTCGCTTGGCTGTGAGAATGTCGTAAGAAAGTTTTCGCTCCCAGCTCTTCCGCCCATGTAAATCTGGTTTGAGGCCCACCAACGTCTGTCCCTAAGCGTCCATTTAGGGTCTGCTTCATCTGGCGGATAGATTGATGACCACAGCGGCACGCAGAGTAGCTCTTTGCTACCTTGCTTCGATGTAACTCGAACTGCCGACCCGTCCTGGTTTAGCCAGTCGAACTGGGCGCCGCCACCCGACAACGATCGGTTTGGGTTCCAGAAGGACCCGGATGCAAAGAACTCGTAGGTCGTATCGACGCCACCGTCAATCCTGATGTACTCGTGCCCGGGCTCAATGCGAACCTTGATCGACGCACCACCCACCTCATACGACTGATCGGCGTAGGGCAATCCCAGCTTTTTGAGCTTGGTGATGCAGCTACGCGCGAAGGGCAAGTATTCGTCGCCCCCGAGGATCAGTCGGTGCTCCATACGGCGTTACTGCGCCGGCTGTGTCCAGGTAAAGCTATCCACGGTTGTGGGCGCGCCTATTGCAATGCTGATGTTCGACAAGTTCATGTCAGCACCAGACACAGCAATCGAGCCATCCAGACGAGCATACGCGGTGCTCAACAAGTTGTCGTCAGCTGCGTTACCTTTCAGGCGGAACCAACCGGCTGTGCCAGCGGCTATGCCGACCATGCTCCACACGCCTGATTTGCTCACTGCGCCATCGGCGGCTGTAGCGAACGTCAGGCCGTTGGTGGCGGTGCCTGGGGTGAATGCGCCAGAGGCGAGAGTGACTGTTCCAAGTAGCGTGCCCGTAGCGGCTGCATCAGCCGTGGCGGGCTGTGTACCGCTGCGGATTTCGACAACGCCGTTGGCGAATGTGGCTGCAAAGCCGGTGGTGCCTGCGAGGTTATTGCGCAGTTGAGTAGATAGTCGGACGGTCATGGTGGTTGCTCCTTAGAGGGCGTTGAACGGGCTTCCGCCCACTTGAAGAGCAGCGACGAACCGTTTCTGGCCCCCGCTGCGGACGATGCAGCCACCAGCGCGAAGCCCTGGCTGAACTGAAATTTGTTTTTCTGTGAGGTTCTGAAACGGCAGCGCGGCGCACAGGCCGCGCAGGGTCCAGAACAAGATGCGTTCGCCGTCGCGGTCCCAGTGCCTGCCAGGCACCACGCCGTAGTCAGCGATCTGGTCGAGCTTCTGTCCGTCGTAGGCATAGACCTTGGCATCCGTGCCAATGATCAGCGCCGCGTCGTGTGGAGCCAGCATCAGAACTTGGCCAGGGAGGATGACGAAATTCGAGTTGAGGTTCCAGAGGTGGTAGCCCAGCGCTTCGCTGAACCACAACACGGTCTGGTTCTCAGCCGGTGAGTAATGCGCGGCGTACATCCGGCCTTTCCAGAACTGGACGACATCAGCGCCAACGGGCAGCGGGTCGAGGAACTGGTTAAGCAGGTCGCGCCCGAGGTCGTCAGGGGAGCTATTGAATGTCAGCGACGTAGCTTGTGTCGTTGCGAAGAGCTGATACACCTCGGAGTTCGCGGGGGTGATGTAGACGTTGGTCTGGTGGCCGGGCAGCTGTGGAATGTTGCCCACCTGCACGCCAAACCCTTCCGGGATGGTCAGGTAGGCAGCCTCGCCTGCACCGGTCTCGCGGCCATCGGGCAGCAAGTAGGTGCAGCAGACCATGTACATGCCACCAGCAAGTAAGCCATCTGTAGTGGCAAGATTTGGTGCTGTCGGCACTGGCCAGTCCCAGGGGATGACACTGTCGTCTGGCAGGACGATGCCCCGGTCAACGCCGTTGTTGAAGAACACCTGCTCGTTGACTTCCGTCCAGAACATCGGGCGACTCGAACTTAGAGCTACGATGTTCTCACCGGCAAAGTTCTGGATGCCCAGGGCTGTAGCCATGTACATCCGGGTGAAATCCAACGTGGTGTATGCCCCGAGAAAGGTGCCTGCGCGGCTCAGCACGTAGCCTGCGCGCTTGGAGACTCCACCGGAGTCCACCACGTTGACGTTATCTGCAGTCACGAGCCACGTCATGTCGAGCCGCATGGGGTCCGACACGTTGTTGAGGCCACGGAATTGCTTGATGTCCATAGTCTTATTCTATCTTAGAGCGTCGATGATAGTCACTGCGGTTTTGAGGTCGGAAACGTGTCTATCACAGCTGCCCGCCAACGCAGAATACTCTGTGCTGCAACTAGAGAGTAGCTCGCTGGTGGTAGTGGTTGTGTCAGCACAAACGCTGGGGTCGGCGCGAGCGGCGAACACGGCACGGTGGAGGGCGCTGCGCAGGCTGTCAACAGCAGACTCAGCGGCGGCAGCGTCCAGGCGAAGCTGGCGTTCGCGCAGGCGAGCATCATTCTGTGCAGTGAGCACTTGAAGGCTTCTTGCCTGCTCCAGGCGAGATACTTCTTGTTCTGCAGCTCGCGCTGTGGTGAGACGATCGTTTTCATTGGCTTGCATCCGTAGGGTTTGAATTTGCCATGCTGCCCCGAAGGACAGGCCGGCGCTGAGAAAGGCGGTGATCAGGTAGAGGTTCATCGTTGTTCAGTGCGAAGTCGGTGTCGCTTTGGTCGTTGGCTAACTGCCCCTGGCGGCGATTGCGGAAGAGTCCCGCCAGGTGCTCCAGCTGAGCGTCTATGGTGTGAGGTACGTGAGGCATAGGTCTTTTTCCATGTTGCGACGAGTTGTCAAGCCAGGGAGACTGACTGCAACACCACCGACAATGGCATTCGACCATCTCGGCAATTGTTCGCAGGCCTCCCGAAACTTGCCTGCTGCAAGAAATCTCGCGGCGGTGGACCGGGAAGAGTCGCAGGCGACTTTGTCACCAAGGTTATATGCCGCGTCGCTAAAGGCGGCAAGAACCGGGATCGGTAGGCCTGGCCGGCAGGTGTCCACGGCTGATATGACATCGTTCATCTCCTTGGTGAGTAGCGCTTTGCATTCGGGCAACGTCCTGAAGTCGCCCATCTTTACGCCCTTGGTGCTGCCCATGCAGATGGTGGGCAGGCCGGTCACATCCCGGTAAGCCCACAGGCGCGTGCCCTCCATCGGGATCGCAATTGCCGTGGACAGAGCGAGGACGATGGCGCGCTGTTTGGGTGTCATTTATGGTGATCCTTGAACAGAAACCACACGCTGCCAAGCGACAGCGCCACACCTGCAGCCCACTTTGCTGCTTCAAATATCCACCCCATGACCCGGAAAAACCCACGGGCCGACTCGATGTAGCCCAGCAGCTTTTGCGTCAGCTCGGTGTTGTTGTCGAGCTTGTCTTCCAGGCGCTGGCGCGCAGCGTCTGTTTCGACCTGATGGTCCGCCACACGCTGCACGTTCTCCTCTATGCGCTGCATCCGGTCTGCACCGTCGTCGAACTGCGCCTTCACGTCAATGATGTTCCGGCACGTCTCAGGCGTGTGCCACTGTTTGCGGCGTTCGGGGGTTGTGGTTTCTTCGGTCATGGGTGGGGTCCATTTTCGTGGTCGGTCGATGCTTCTCAGATAATGCTCCGCCTGACAGCCCGGGCGCTGCAGTACGTATCCGCCTTAAATCCAGCGGACTGATAGCCAGGATAGGTGGCGTGCCAGTACTGGAGCCATACACCTGTATCGCTATGCTCCGTGCTGGACATGTAGTAGCTTGTGCCGTACCTAAACGCCTCTGATTCGTTGTAAACAAATCCTTTGCCAGCGGGTATTTGTGCCGGCACACTAGCTGTATGTGCTGCGCCCGCAGGCGACGTGTTGTTGGACACTCCCTGACCAGTAGACGTGTCGCCATACGCCCCCAGGTTCATGTAGTTTGGTGTCGCGTTTACGGGGCGAGCAGCGGTGTAGTTGTCGTTTATGTATGGCTTGAGGTTGCGCCAGCACAGCTCAAGTTCATCGCGGGCGGGCAGATACCAGTCGGTTTTTCCAGCAATGCTCAGGCTGTTACAAAAGTGCGCCGCCGGGTACACCGTGCTGGTGCCCGCTGCCACCATGGCAAGCGTTGCTTTGCGGCCTTCCGACAACGTACCGCATGCAGCGGGCGATGCAGTATTGGCATTTTTGTACGCCACCGACGCAATCTCCCCGCTAGCTTTCGGGGAGACAATGACACGGTAACGGGCCATAATTGACCAGTCAGTAAACGTGCCGCTGCCACCCACGCTGGTTACGTTTAACACGAGGGCTGTACCCGCTGCTCCAGTCACGACGCCGATCATTTTGTTTGCGGGGTTAGCTCGGCTGCGCACTTCGAGGGTTTGCCCTGCATAGGCCAGCGGTGTGCCGGTCATGTCGGCCACGGCGAAGGTTCTGCTGCCCGTGCCGATGGCAGTGCTTGTGGATGACTGCACGAGCTCGTTCCAGATCATCCCGGTGTAAAAGCCTCCCTCGAACGGGTCGCCGAAAGCCGCAGGTGTTGCTGCGGGTGTAGCGATGTAGCTGTTGCTGACTGCGCTGCTTTTATACGCGAGTACTCCGGCCTGGGTCGCTGCAAACATAATCAGGCCCTCGTGTAATTCAACCCGCCGACAAAACCAAGCCAGTATGTTCCATCAGCGACGAACGAGATCACGTCGGTTTTGTTGGCCGCTGCGGTGATTGTGGGGGCCGTGCCCCCTGCCCAACGGACAGATGATGGCCAGGTCACAGTTCTGCTGCCTGTTGCGTCCTGTTTCTGTACCAGCAAAAATGACTTCCCTGCCGCTGAGGCGGGGAATGTATATGTGCAGTTACCCGTAAGTGTTAATAGCTGAATGCCGGCGCTTGTGATGTCGATTGTGTATGCCGTGCTAGTGTTGGCGGTAACGACGCCCTCTGTGTACCCGTTGACTAACGGGGTTGTTAGGGTTTTGTTGGTGAGGGTTTGCGCGCCCGTGAGCGTGACATCCCCTACACCAACGAGCGTGTCTCCGCTAGGCAGTTGTTGAACCTGCCCAGCGACAACGACCAGCGGTTTTTGCGTCGCCATGCTTTACACCAAGGTGATGGGCGTGCCGCTCTGGAAGTTCATCGACGTGGTCGATGTGGCAAACCCCACCCGCTGCACCACGTTGCCCGTACCACTCGGTGCCGTGGCACTGGATGTGCCGGCCGTGGTAGACAGGTAGCGCTTGCCTGCCACAAGGCCCGTCATGGCAGTGTTGCTGCCCTCAAAGTACACGTCTACCGTAGCGCCTGATGCAGCGCCCACCAGCACAAAGCCGTGCGCTTCTTTACCGGCAATGGTGGCGTCGGCCTTACGCGCCTTGGCACCGGTGCTGTCCCAGATGTTGACCAGGTCGCCGCTGGCAATAGTCTCGCTGGTGGTGAGAGTCACTGTGTCTGCACCCACGCCAACCGGCAGCAGGCCCATAGCCAGTCGGCCCGAGCCGTCGAGCTTGGCTATTTTGTTGGCAGCACTGGTGGCTGACGCATTGATGATGCTGTCGTCCAGGATGCCGCTGGCGTTCAGCGCGGGCAGCTTGCCGCTGTCGCCTGCGCCTGCGCTGGTGGTCTTGCTGTTAACGATGGTTGGGTCAAGCACGCCTGACGCATTGAGCGCGGGCACTTTGCCGCTGTCGCCAGCACCGGCTGATGCGGTGACTGCAGATTCCTCGGTCAGTACGCCAGATAAGTTTTTAATGAATTTAGCGGTTGCCATGATGGGCTCCTATTGGGTGAAGATTGCAGGTTGAAAGTCGAGGGAAACGCGCACCGGGGAGACTGCCACCCCCAGTGCCTTTGAGAACACAGCCGTTGGCGGGAGTGCTTGGGTCAACGACCCAGAGAGACCGAGAAACACAGGCAAACCGGCCGTGAACGTCCAGCCCAGGTGTTCGAGAACGCCCTTGTTGACCGCCTCGACTGCAGCGCCAGACGACCCGGCCTGAGCGGTGATGCCGACAACAGCGTGGTGTGTGGGGTCTGTCGGATCAGCAGGCAGGGCCTGACCCGAAGCATCCAGCACGACAGCAACATGCCCAGACAGCGCGACCGCTGCGATGTATGCACTGACAGACGAGCCCGACAGACCTTGTGGACCTTGCGCACCGACAGGCCCCTGAGCGAGTACCTCGACCAGGTCGACGGTGTCGTCGTCATGAATAATGATCTGTGTATCCATCACACCGCCGCGAAGATGTCGCCAGCTGTACTGCGGCTGGAGATAGGTTTGTCGATACGAGCCAGTTCAGTGGCCAGCGCCATGCGCACAGCGGCTGCGATCTCTGCTGCAGTCGGACCAGTGCTGCCCGAGGTGCTAATGCCCTGCGCCTGTACAGGTACGGTGTAATTCACATTGACTTGGTACGTCCCAAGCGTCTGCACCACCGGCACGCCACCTCCCTCGACAAACAGGTTTCCCGTAATCGTTAAGGAGTGGTTGGCTTCCATGGGGCGCACGCGCCAGGTGTTCTGTAAAAAGAAGTAAGGCGGGATTGACAAGCCCGCGCCCAGGTCGTCGCCGCCCACCTGCCGAAACACCGCTCCGTATTTGGCGTTGTCGTCCAGCGCAAGCCAGTCCGCCGACCGGCTGTAAAGCTCAGTCGCAGTCACGCTCGCGCTATCGAGCACGATGCGTTTGCTGGCGGGGTCAAACACGATGGGCATGGGTTAGGCCGGTGAGTAAACCCGGTCAGTTTCCGCCACCAGGCTCAGGCTGATGCCCTTGGAGCGGGTCAGCGTGCCGGTGGCAGCGGCGAACTTGCCTGTGCCGGGCTTGATGCCGATCAGCGTAACCGGGCGGTCAGTTCCGGGCGCGAATCCAGCCTGTATGTTGCCGTCATAGTCGTAGTCGAATCCAATGGAGTCGGTGCTGATGGTGCCGGTAATCGGTGTGCCAGCGGCGTTGTTGACTGTGACAGCGCCTGCCTCACCGTAGTCGTTGCCTGCACCAGTCGGCGCAGAGTACATCAGGCGGTATGAGCTGCCTGCACCCACCAGCACGCTATTGAATGTCATCGCTCCAGCAGCGGTATATGGGTTGGTGCGCTTGGTGTTGCCATCGTCGTAAAACTCAACGCGATTGCTGTCGGCTGTCTGGATGTCGTCAATAAACACAGACCGGCTTGTAACCAGTGTGTCGCCCACAAACGCCAGCAGATCAGACTGGATTTTGCCGACCTTGCTGCCTGCGGTGCCGCCCGTGTTGATGTCGGTGCCCTGGCGAAGCATGTACTGGACTTTGGCGTAAATTTGCTCCAGGGTCGCGCCGTTGCCGTCGATGATGATCTTGAAGTTGCACGACACGCTGTTGATTACGCGGGTTTGGTTAGCGCTGAAATAAGCCACGGTGATGCCGTCGTAAGGTGCGCCGCTCATGGCTGTATCAGCGGTAGCCTCTACCGCGCCCAGCAGGGCCAGCAGCTTCAGGTCATCTTCATTGCTGATCAAAAAGTTCTGCTTATTCGCGCCAGTGCCCGTCGCGCCAGTGTCGGCCAACACTGAGCTTTTGAACTTCTTGCCGTACTCGCGGCAGAAGGTCTTGGCGTAGGTGCGCTTGTCAAAGTTGCCGTGCGTGGCATCACCAAACACCTTGATGCCAGCATTGAACTGGTCATCAAACGGAAAGTTGCTGGGTGCGTCCGTCTCAGCCAGGTGATAGTACGGTTGTGCCCCGAGGTTGACAGCACCCAGGCCAACGAACCCTGAAAACTGCTGCAACAACACGCCCGCATCAGAATACTCAGACCAGCCACCGTCACGCAGCGCGTCACGGGTAGCGGTGTCGGCAAACGACCAGCCGCTGAATGTCGCGCCGTCCGTGCCGATCTGGAACTGTCCCGAAAGCGCGTCGATAGCGTATGCAGGAAATTCAGAGTCTTGGTAGGTGGCGGTTGCCCACAGGTCAACCAGCTTTGAGTACAGCGCCTGCCATGTCACGCCGTCTTTGAATACCAGCCCGCCTGCTTCGAGGAACTGGATGGTTTTGGCGGGCTCGTCAATGACCAGGTTGGTGCCTACAACGAGGCCGGATTTGCTTGAGATTTTTGCCATGGTGGGCTCCTATGAATAATTGCGGTCAAAACTTTGGGTGATTAGCAGCGAGGCATCGGTGCTCCCAAGTGCGTAGTTGCGCACATACCGAGGGATGAATCCAGGCTTCAGCACGCCCACATCCACCGGCTGCGCTGTCTCGTACACATAGCCCCAGCTGCTGCCTGCATAACTGTCAACCGAGGCCAGCACGGTGTCAGTGCCTGCTGCCAGCACAACGATGTCGCTACCCGGCTCGAACCCGGTCACGGTTAGCGTGGTGACATCGAGCGGGTACAGGTTGTCGGTCTGCGCTGCTAAGGTTGTGTATGTCAGCGGGCCAAAGTAGGTGAGCAAGTTGGTAGCGTTTGCCACAACGGTGACTATCCGGTACTTGATACGCATACCGACGGCAGGATCAATGCCGGTGCCCGCTGCCGCCAGATTGACCCCGTTGCAGTCAAGCCAGTTGCCGTCAAACCCGGCACCCTTGTCGAGCTGGAAATAGATGTCGTGGTTGCCCCAATGCGCACCACTCGTCCAGGTGACGTTGGTGCCCACCACTGTTGGACTGCCGATTACGAAGCCTGTGTGCCCGATGGCAAAGTACGACTGCTCAAATATCACCTCGTCGCCCACAGACTGCATGGTGATGTTGCCCGCGCTGGTGAACTTCGGTGAGCCAGAAACTACAGTGACATACGGCGCGGTCGCTACCGAGGGCTCGTTGAACATGAGGATCAGACGACCCGATGTATCAGACACGAACAGGTCATGGAAGTGCGAGCCGTACACCGCCGACTGTGCGCTTGTGCTTACATTGGCACCTACGGCGCGCAGGGTCTGGTTCAGTCCAGCGTTCGAGACACCGACACCGCCGACTGACACGTTTTGAAAAGTGCATCCGGTATCAGTATTAACTGCGCTTATTACCCCCAATCGTGCGGGCGACAGGTAGCAGCGCTGCACACGCACACGCGTGTTGTTGCCTCCTGACGCATAGATATAGCCCAGTTGGTTGACCGTGCCACCGTTGACAAACGCGCTGCGCGTGCCGAGGTTGCGAAAGGTTACATCCTGCGATGCACCGCAGTTGAATACACCGCTGTATGGGTGGACATCAGGAATCAAACCTCGCAAACCGAAGGTGCAACCATCAACCACGATATTGCTTGATTGGCTTGACACGGCTACCGCGTAAAGAGCCGTGGTCGTGATCGTGGTTCCGACGATTCGGTCAACGTGATCGTGGTCATTGATGCGCACGTTTGCGCTTGTGACAACCGCTGTCGTCGAATTCATAGCGGTGCAATCGTTGAGTTCAATGTCGGTGCTCTGTGCCACATTGAACGCATATCCGCTGCTACGCGCATACTGCAATATGCCGCTGGTGACGTTGCTGAGTGTGAAGCCTTTGCAGTACACCAGGTCAACAGCGTGGTCGCTTGAACCTGCGAGGTAGCGCGGCAGGTTGCAGTCGGTAATCGCCCCACCAGAGAAGTTTGATGTCAGTTGCAACGAGCGTGAATCGATTGACGCGGTACACCCTTTGCCGACATTCTGCATCGTGACGAAGGTGGCGCACTCACCAATGTAGGCGGTGTCTGCATAAGCACTGTTGGCTATGCGCACAGAGTACGGTTGCAGCAGGTTCAAGTACCAGTCAGTGTAGGCAAACTCGATGTCAATGGCCCCGGATGACGTGGTTGAAAACTCAGGGCGCGATGCAATCGTGGCGTGCGGTATGACGTTAGCAGCACGCGCAGCTGTGGTGCACTGCCGCATGATCACGTTCGGAATACGAATCTTGCGACTAGCTGGCGGTACATAGCCGACTGCGGTAGTGCCGTTATGTCCAATCAGCAGCGTGCCGCTACCAGTGATGCAAACGAACTTGCTGCGCTCGTCAGTACCAAAGTTGGCTGTCAACATCAGTGCATAATCCACGCCGGGATAGAACTCGTACTCGTCAGCCACTGCTGTTTCAATCCACAGGCCAAGGCCCCAAGATACGCCGCCGAGTCCCGGCAAGGTGATTGCTTGATTTTCAGCTCCACTGGTTGTACCGAGCGAGAACCAGTCACCGCGCACCTTGAAGTCACCCAACCGAGGCACTGCGATGGTGGCAGCCTGATCATGCACCACCTCTATCCATCCTGGTACATCAGGCCCATCAGCCGTGGCTGTGATGCCGCTCAATGCACCAGCAGAAAACGTACCACCAGTCACTTCGCGCAGCTTGATAAAGCCCGTGGCCCCGATGGTTGTTGAAGGCGCGGCGTTGAGCGAGGCCCAGTACCCAAGGAAATACCCAGACACGCCGCCCTGCGTGACTGTCGCACCTATCGCTGCTGTTCCAGACCCACCACTGATGGCAAGCCAACGAACCTGTGTACCGTCAACCTCGTAGCCCCCACCCAACGATGAGCTGATGGTGGCGCTACCCAGCGAGCCTGTCAGACTGACTGGCGCGTTAGCGTGCCAGCGCGTGTCTGTACGCACCACCAAACGTCCGCCGTTGATGGTCATAACCTCACCGGCGGTACGCGCAGTACCACCGTCAAGGTATGTCGGATTGACGGTGATGGTTGCCATTTATTCCAGGCGCAGGTACACGGTGCTGTCGAGCACCATCAGGTCGGCGATGCGGCGCTCGTCAGCAAACCAGCCCGCAGCGGCCAGTTTGTCATTGAGGTCGTTGGGGGTGTGGCCCTGCATTTCGCTCAAGGTGGCGAGGGTGTCGCCGCTGATGCTGCACATTGCGTCAACGTCAATGCGCGTCCACTCAGGCGGCACGATGACAAGTATTTGACTCATGGTTAAACCCTCTTGACGGCAATACCAGCAGCTTGCATTTCAGCAATTACCGGGTCTTCAGAAACAGCAAGAGACACCTTGTTGTAGTTGTGGTCAGCGTCGTTATTGACACTCACGACACGAACACCGGACACCAACGTGCCGTTCCAGAACACCTGGGGTGTTGCTGTGTGGGGGTTGAGAATGGTCAGTTGACCGTTGGCTACTTGCATGTGGTGGCTCCTAAGAATCGGTTACAGCGGACAGCACGCCGCCCACATAGGCGAACGTGCGAGTGTTCAGCAGCACCCCTAGCACGTCGTAGTACTGGATGCTGCTGAGTGCGCCGTCGGTGTAGGTGAGCACGCGCTGCTCGGCGATTTGGGTGGCGGCTGCGTCGTGGAACATCATTACCTCGACCAGCTGGCCATCAACATAGGTCAAGTGCTTGGCCGGGTAGCTGCCTGCTGTGGGTCCGGGCGGACCGGGCGGGCCCTGCAGGGCGGTTTCGACGATCTGGGCTTCGACCCAGTGGTCTGTGAATGTGGCGGACTGAGTCTCGACGACGACGGACGCGTCGGCCACGGTCTCAGTGATGACGTCTGGACCCGAAGGTGTGACATCGAATACCTGTGAGTCGCTTTCTGTCTCTACGACAGCAGCCACGTCCCCCAGCTCGATGATCTCTGGTATAGCATCGGTGGTGACGGTTATGAAGTTCACCGGGTCACCTCTGGACTTGCCGTGACGGGGCCATACAACAGCCGCTTCACGTCAGGCTCAGGGACAGCAGGGAACACGATCTCAAGGTCGTACACCGCAGATGTCCAGGTGATGTCCTCAGTCACTGTGGGGCGCAGGTACAGTACGATGGTGCCGGCCGTGCCGCCCAGGGTGATGCCACCGTCCTCAGTGGTGAGGCTCAGCAGCGGTACCTCGTCCGTAATCACCGCGCGGATGTGCATACGCGCCGTGCATCCTGTGAGGTCCACTGGAACGCTCGGTGTGCCAGCCTTCCAGGTCAGGGTTTTACGGAACGTAGCGCCCTGCTCTATCGTGAGTTTGAGTTTTGCAGCGGCCATCAGATGCCTCCGTAAGCAGTGGTCATGTTGTGGCTGCGGTAGCGGTTCCACTCAGCCTTGGCAGAGGCGCAGTACGTCTTGAAGGCCTGCTCGTACTCGTCGCGCCGGCCACGGTCGAAAGTCTCTGCGTCCTGCTTGCCGTAGGCGCGGGCCTTCATCCAGAGCATGAGGTGCTCGTGGTGTTCTTCGCCGATGTCGGGGAACTCGAAACCAGGTTCGACTGTCTCCAGCGGCAGGCGCTGCACGCTCAGCTGCACCGTGTCGGCTTTGTCCGGTATGCGCAGCCAGCGCACGGTGCCGCCTGTGGCACTGCGCCCCATGCCGGTGATCATGTACTCGACGCGGCCCTGCAGCATGCTGCGCCGCTGGGTGACGACCTGACCGTAATCGCGGTCGCCCTTGAGCGGTATTTCAGCCTCGTTGATGATCTTGAGCTCGGTACCGTCAGACAGCAGGTATGCGTTGCGGAACCGAAGAATGAGCGGGCTGACCTGGCTGGTGGCTTCGCCTGGAACCAGAGTCAGACGTGTGAGGGGTGACGTGGCGTCAGGCACGCCGCCTGTGAGACGAACGAACATCCTGTACGCGTCGTTCATGTACATCCACACCTCGGTATCGCCCCAGAGGTACGGCGCCTCGACATCAACGATGTCGCTGCGGAACAGGTCGTACAGGTCGTCGGAGGTCATGTTAAGCCTTGGCTTTCAGATACTCTTCCCAGACGTCGTCACGCTCACGGGTGATGACCTCAAAGCCGAGCAGCTCTTTCATGACGGCCAGGTTCGGCCGGCCTTGACCGGTGAAGTCGCCGCGCTGGTTGCGCGCTTCGAGCTGCGCGTACACAGCCAAAATCTGACTCTTGCGCTCGTCGCCAGCAGGTGCCAGCGGTAACGCCTTGGCATCCGGGTCGAGCACGTCGAGTTTTTCGCCATCGACAGGCTCGGCACCGAACTGAGTGACTTCGCGCTCAAGTGCGGGAGGCACCCAGACAGGCTGGCCTTTGACAAAGTTGACGATGTGCCCGAGGGTTGAGCGATGGGTGTAGGTGCGGTTGAGCACGTAGTCCGGCATGAGGTTCTCCAGAGGATTAAAAAAGAAGTGGGCCGAAGCCCACTTCAAGGCGGCACTTAGGTTGCGCTGACTTCGTTGATGCGACCGTCGATCGTGTACATCACACGAACGCGTACGCGTCCAGCACTGGCGTTGCCTGCACCAAGCACCAAAGTGGCGCGCACGTCAAGGCCGGTAAAGGCGCCAGACGGTGCGGCGTCGCTGTCTTCCAACGGGATCGTCAGAGCCGTGCGGGCGGCCGTTTTCAGGTCGACAGTGGTGGCCAACAGCGTGCCTGCAGCCGATGTGCCGAGAGACAGCGTGGCTGTGGCGGGACCGACGTAGGCGTTCTCGACGTGGATGTCCCCACCGATTACCTGGGCACCGATGGGCAGGCCCAGCACCTCGAAGTAACTGGTCTTGCCGCCGCCGCCTGTGACGTAGGTGACGCCTGACAGCATGCCGTCGGGCTGCACGCCAGAACCGAAGTCCGTGACATTGGCCTTGGGCACTGTGTCGACGCTTGCGCCGTTCAACGCGGACAGGAAAGCCATGCCGTCGTTGTAGTTGAAGACGTACTCAGCTACCAGAGGGTACTGAGCGCCGCGTGTGCGATTTTTAACTGACATGATTTACTCCTAAACTTGATGAAGCTCGTCAGCGGGCCACCGGCCCGCCTGTGGGCTATTACTGGGCCGTGTACAGGGACATGACACCGAAGTCTTCGGTGGTTCCGCCGCTGTACTGGGTGTAGAACTGAGGCTTGAGGAAGCCCATGATCTTGGCCACGGAGATACCTTGTTGGTTCTCGTAGTCAAAACCTTCTTCGGTCCAGCTCGGAGCACCGAGGTCAGCCATACCCAGCGCCTGGGCACCGCAGAACAGCACCTGGCAGCCGTCGATCAAACCACCAGAGCCCCACTTCTGGGTGCTTGGTGTCAAGCGTGTGTTGGGCACGTGACGGTACTCATGCAGATACATGCCGTCGACGCGGACCACGTCACCGGTGAACAGCGGGTTGTCCTCGCCGCGTTGGCGAGCCCAGCGCAGGTTCGACAGGTACTCAGGGTCCAGCTTCAGCTTGGCCATGGCCTGTGGGCTGAGGAACACGTGGTAGACCTCTTCGCCGCCCTTGTCCTTGCAGCCGCGCACATAGTTGTCCTTGGCGTAGGCCTTGGCTTGCACCAGCATGTTGTAGGACGGCGTGTCTGCCACGGCCACGGAGCCGGTACCAACGCCCCACTCCATCAGCTTGGAGGTGCCGTTCCAGCGGCCGAAACGCTTGGAGCTGGGTGCGGCCACGTCGGCAGCGAACTCCAGGTACGGCAGGTCGGAGCCGACGCGGCCCACGGTGGCACCCACGGCGCTGAGCTTGGTGCTGTAGGACAGGCCTGCCAGGGTCAACATGGCGAGCTGGTCGATGCGGTCAGAAGCCCAATAGGCCAGCTTGTCGCGGCTGTTCTCGCGGAACTGCACCACGGTCTTCTGATCAGCCATGCGGCCTTCGTTGATGTTGGCGTTACGGATTTGGTCAATCCGAATCACCTTGTCGTAGCTCTTGAGCTGCTCTTCATTGCCGCGCAGGGTGCGGTCCCCTGCGATACCGTCACCTTCGAGGTCGGTCAGCAAGGTCATGACGGCGCGTGCGCCCTTCTGGGTTTTCTTCAGCTCGGTAACGTGCTGAATCAGCGAGTTCTCGTCAGAGCCGAGGAACTTGTTGACAAATGATAGGTTGCGGGCCTGGCGCCAAAAATCGAGCGACCAGACTGTTTTTTGTTCGCTGGTGAGCAGCGCAAAATTAGTCGTAGACATGGGGACTCCGTAAGTTGTAAAGATCGAACACACTCTGATGCAATCTGTGCATCAATCTCAGGCCACGATGTCGCGGTGACTGCGAGTTGTTCGGCTCTTACGGAGTCGCTTCGGGGGCTGTGTCGCCGCCCCAGTGCAGATGGGTACGCTATCCTTTTCCAGATGTCGCTCTGGATGGCGAAGCGCCGCACTTACGTGCGACGCCGCTATATTACATCAGATCACGTTAGAGTTCAAGCGATACCCTGTCCGATGCCTATGCCAAATCTCCACGCATGCGCTTGAGCGTGGCCAGCGGGATGGCCTTGAGGTCGTCGACGTTCTGCGGCACGGCGGTGCCGTCGCGCATGCCGGCCTTGTCGCTGTCGAGCCCGACGTCGCGCGTGTCAGGCGGCGTGCGCAGTGCTGCGTCGACGTTCTTGGCGCGTGCAGCCTGTGTGCGGTCGGCACCCTTGGCACTGGCCAAGCCGCCTGCGGGCTTGTCGTCGACAGCCTTGGCCGGCTGGAACCTGACCATGATGTCGTTGGTGGCCTTGATGAGCGCTTGCGACGGTGGCATGCGGTCGCGGTTGATGAGCTGACTCTGTGCCGCCAGCACCAGGTCTACGAGACCCTGGTCGAACTCAGGTGCGCCTTCCTTGAGCGCCGGGTACGTGGCTTCGAGCTTCTCGATGGCCATCTCGACACGGATGCCCTCGCGCGCCTCCTCGCTGGCCTGCGAGCTCATGCTCTGGCTTTCCTGGATGATGATCTGGCGGTTGATGCGGTCGATCTGCGCAGCCAGTGCCACGCTCTTTTCCTCGTCACCGTCCATCATGGCGCGGCGGTCCTGCTTGCGCAGCTCGACGAGCTGGGCTTCGAGCTGCGAGGTGTCGGCCGCTCGGTTGACACTCTGAATCTGCTTCTGCAGCTCGCCCAGCTGGCGCTCGGCCGTCTCGCGGCGCTCGCGCTCCTTCTTTACAGCCTCATCGAAACGCGCCTTGGGCACAACATAGCCCTTGTCGTCGCGCTGAGGCTCAGCCTCTGGCGCAGCGTCGGCCTTGTCGGCCGCTGCGTCGGCCTTAGCCGCGAGCTCGTCTTCGAGCGATACGCCCAGTGTGTCGGGAGCCAGCTTGTCGCTGGTGTCGTCGACGCTTGGGATGTGGTTGTCGCCACGATCTACTACTTCTTCAGTGCCTGCCATGATTTACTCCGTTGTGGTTGTAGGGGAACTCTCTGCCTTCTCTGCCTTAGCCCTCTCGGCGTAGGCCTTCTGCTCTGCCATCTGCGCCTGCTGGGCTGCAGCCTGCTGCTTAATCTGCATGTCAAGCGCGTGTTTCTCCTGCTCGAACTGCAGCTTCATGGCCAGCTCCTGGCGCTTGAAGTCGAGGTCAAGTGCATGTTTCTCGCGCTCCATCTCAAAGCGCTCGCGCTCCAGCGCCATCTCCTGCTGCATCTTGAGCGTCTCTGCGGTGTCGCCACCCTGAGCCAAGTGCTGGGCCTCGATGCCTTCTTTCTTGGCCCGGGCCGCGTCGAGCGCGCTCTTGGTGTGGGTGCCTGCCGCCTCGCCTTCGAGCTTGGACACGTTGGCCTCCATGGCGCGCATCTCCAGAGCAGCTTTCTGCTGGGCCTCGGGGCTCTGTGCCTGAGCCTGCATCTGCTTGACGATCTCGGCGCGGCGCTGCAGCCGGCTGTTCTCGATGAGCACGTCGTCTGGGACTGCGATGCCGAGCTCCTTGAGTGCGCGAGCCTGCTCGAACTGGCTGTCTTCGAGTGTGGCGCGGTCGGGTGTGGCAGTGATGATGATGCCGTACTCGCCGAGCGTGAGGTCGTTGACGATGGCGTCTGTAGCCTCGTCGTACTGGTTGATGGTGGTCGTCTCGGGCGAGTTGACCAGGTCGTTACCAGTGATGTGGACGATGCGCTCCTCGGTGTAATACTCTTGCACCAGGTCGAGCACGTTGCGAGCCAGGAACCAGTCGCTGCGCTCCAGGTTGTCGAGAACGCGCACGAGGTTGGCCTGGCCACTCTGCTTCTTGGCGCTGATAGCCTTGGCAGCCACGTCCTCGCGGTCGAAACCCTGCATGCTGTCGCTCACACCGCTGATGGCCTTCATGTGCTCTTCAGCCTTGTAGCTGATGCGGTCCATGCCCTGCGGGGTGGCGTTGGGGGTGATCTTCTCGATGCCCTCGATCTTCTTGACTTCGAGCACCAGTCCGGTCTGCGCGCCGGTCTGTGCCAAGTCCTCGATCTCCATGTTGACCAGGTTGCCACTCTCAACCTTCCAGCCGCTGTTGGCGCTGGTGTTGACCACGTGCAGCTCCTGGCTGCTGGTCTTGTTGAGCAGCTCCTGGCTGCCCAGCAGGTTCTCGACCAGGCCGATGGTGCGGCCGTGGTGGAAGTGCGGGAAGTACGGCACGACCGTGAAGTGCTTGTAGGGGGACCAGTCGTCATGCAAGATGACGTTGTCGGCGCTCACCGTCCAGCGTATGCGCTTGACCTTCTTCTTAATGACGGTGAGCTGACCCTGCGTGCGCTCCAGCATGGCGGCGATGCGGTCGCGCTCCCAGCTCTCGGGCACCGGGCGAGCGTCGCCTGTCTGTACGTCGACGAAGTGCTTCTGGGTAGTGAGCTTGCGGTACTGGCGCTCCAGCACGCGGATGTTGCGTCGTACGTGCGCCGTGTCGAGGATGCCGTAGTAGCTACCGGCCAGCGCCGAGCCGGCGAAGCGGTCGCGCACGCGCTCGATGCTGTCGTAGGCGTAGGGAAACAAGCTTTCCTCGCGGTTCTTGAGGTACTCGGCGTCGGCCTGGTCGTACAGCACGGCCACATCCTGGTACGTGAGCCACTTGGTGATGAACATGTCGTTCCACTCGTCGGGGTCGTACTGCTCAGCGTCCGGGTCGATGACCACGTTCTTGCTGTTGAGGTTTGTGATGCGAACCTCGCCCTTCAGACTGTCGGTGAAGTCGAGCCGCACGTCGTAGAAGCCGCGGCTACGGATGATGCCGTCGGCGAACACGTCGGAGCGCAGCCAGTTGAGCTGGTTGTTGGCAGCGATCTGGCTCCAGACCTTCTGCAGCGCGTCGGCCGTCTCTGCACTGGCCCCTTCGCCCGCCGGTCTGAAGCTCACCTCGTTGCGGTTGTAAATCTGCTGGCCCATGATGGTGGACACAGTGCTGATGATCTTGTTTATCGTTAAACAAGGTCTGCGCGCAAGCTGCAATGCAGCGACGTCTTCAACGGCCCACTGATCACCTGCGAAGAAGGAATCGCACTTATCGGCTTTAGCGAGGAAACTGTAATGACCTCTCTCGACACAAAAGCGATACCGTGTCCACATGTCAGATGCGAGTGAGTCGTTGACAGCCATGCGATCTCCGAGAGTATGTTAGATAGCTTGCGAGTTTATCAGAGCTACGCAGCCATGTGCGAACCGCCAGCGCCACGAAGTGTGGCTGCGAGCTTGCTTTTCCAGCTCTGAGGCATCTTGGGCGCAGGTGGCCCCTTGGGTGCGGCCTGCGACGTGGCCAGCCTGACCAGGTGAGCCAGTGCGTCGACCTGGTCGTCGTGCTTACCACCGGCCTGAAAGCGCAGCAGCTCGGCCTTAAACTCCTGGTACCACGGAGCACGTGCGGGGAACTGAATCTTGCCCTGCTGCATACGCCCGCGCGCAGGCTGGGCCCGCGTGCGCTTGTCGGTGAGCGGCACGATAACCTCGTACGACGGATAGTGCTTGGCCACCTCGCACGCCTTGTCGAAGTTGCTCTTGATGGACTTCCATATCTGGCCGTCCTCGACACCGATGAGGTCCGAGCCCCAGGTGCGGCTGTACTGCATGACGGCAGTACCCAGCTCGATACCGTCGTCGGTCTTGAAGCGCCACACGTCGAGCACATACATGTTGTCGTACTCGTCGACAAGGCCCGTTATGGCTACGGTGTAGTCGCTCTTCTGCTTCTCGGTGATGGCAAAGTCCCACGCCTGGTACACGCGCCGGCCATGGCGCTGCGGCGCGTGGACGTACTCGATGAACATGCTCTTGGTAAAGAACGCGCCGTCTTCTGGTGCTGGATTCTGCTGGTAGAGCGCTGACCACCAGCGCTGGTTGCCAAGCGCGTAGTACGTCGCCTTGGTGTTCATCAGCATCTTCAGCGTGTAGCGCGAAGGATGCAGCGGTGTGTTCATCACACGTGTGAGCCGCGAACCATCGGGCGGTGTGGTGCCTGGTGCAAACTGCGCGATGCTGTCATCAGGTAGGATGTACTCGTCACCCTGGTCGTTGATGGCCGGGTACTTGACAACCTCGAACGTGTCCGCGTCCTCGATACCGCTGAGCGCCTGCACACGACCTGCCCAGTCGTCCTCGTTCCAGTGCGTCATTATTCCTAGCACGCCTCCACCTGGCGCGAGGCGGTTTAGCGCAGCGCCGATGTACCACTCCCACACGCTATCGCGCTGAATTTGGCTGTCGGCAGCTTCTGGGCTAGTACAAGGGTCGTCGATAAGAAGCACATGCGCGCCGCGCCCTACGATCATCGTGCCTATACCGGCAGCGAGGTACCCACCGCCGTAGGTGGTGTTCCAATTCTCAACAGACTGAGATGTAGGGTCGAGCTTCATGCTGTCGAAGACACTCTGGTACGCCGGATCACGCACAAGGTCGCGTATGTAGCGCGAGAAGCTCATGGCCAGACTCTGACCACCGCTTGCCGCGATTATCTCCCAGTCTGGATGCTTGCCCAAGACCCACGGGGCGAAGTGCCGCGAGCCAATTTCCGACTTACCCATTCGCACGGGCATGCAAAGCAGCATGCGCGGAGACTCTTGACGTTCAACCGCCGCCATGAACCGCTCCAGGCGACGGCAGATGTCCTGATGCACCCAGCCAGCGTCGTATTTCGGACGAAATCGCTTAATAAATGATAGCAAAGAGCGTCTGGCAAGGGTTCTTGCAGCCAACTCCTTGTTGATGTCTGTCACAGGTACCGGCGAGGCAAAAACGTCGCCCGCAGAGGCTTCCTGGGGCGTTCCTGGGGGTGGCTGCGGAGTGTCTTCGGGCGGTGTGGAGAGGATTTTGAGGCTGGGTGCTCGTTTTTTAAGCACCTGCGGGGCGGGCGCTGGTGGTTCGAGCGTGTTTTCGGCGTCCGCAGCTTGTTTAGCCAGGCAATCCGAGCACTCGGTGTCGTTCCCACGTGGGAAGAGCGTCGGAGGCTTGGGCTCGCCGCAGTGGCGACACACGAATTTAGTTGAGCGTCTTGGCGTCGACATCTGTGACGGGCTGCGAAGGTGCCATCTGCATAGCGATGAGCTCTTCGTCGCTCATGGCCTCGAACTTTGAGCGCATGCGCTGCTGGTTCATGCTGATGTTGATGTTCTTGACCTCTGGCGCGTAGTGACCGAGGATTTTTGCGACCTCTGTCCACCCCTTGATCATGTTACCTGCGTCACCCTGCATGCGGGCACATGCGATGCCGTCCATGATGCCGTCGATCACGTCGATGCGCTTGATCTGTGTGAGGTCGGTGAGCTTTTCACGGGCGTTTGCGATCTCGATACGCACGAGCTCGGACTTGTCAGGACAGCTTGAGTTCGGATAACCAGCGTCTTTGGCCGACTCGTGACGTGACTTGCCCGTGAGGACTCCGGCGACGAAAGTCGATTGCTGAGGACTGAGTGCTGAGGGACGTCTGGCCATGGTGCGAGATTATAAGAGTCCGTGAGATTTTGCAAAATTTATATGGAGAAGTGTCTTGAGAAAAAGACGGGGGTGGGGTGCGGATTTGAAAACGAAGTGACGAAGGAACTGAGGGACGAAGGAGCACGGTTCTGTGAAACTGCGTGAACAAAGTCATGCGAACAACCCTCCCGGGGTCCGGAAAACCGCCCACCGTGTTCGGATTCGGGTTTCGTATTGCATAACGTCCCTTCTAATACCGTCGTCGCAAGCTCCTCCAAATACCTTGTGATGTGCAGTTGTCTTAACTGTGTTCTTTATAAGGAGCCCTTCATGGCTACTACCTCCAAGTCCCTCGCCACTATGACCGCTGCTGAACGCCTGCAGTTCTATCGTGAGGCTGCCAAGCAAGCCAAGCCCGCTGCCCAAGCCAAGACGTCCTTCGCTGAAACTATCGGCAAGCTCGGTGCTGACTTCGGCAACTTCAGCACCGATGTCAAGGCTACCTATCAGTTCCACCGCTATCAGTGAACAACGGGCTTCGGCCCTTTTGTTCAACAACTCAGGAGATAGCTATGGTGTCAACAACTCAGGAGCAAATCATGACATACAAAGAATTTATGGCGGAGCAGTATGCAAAGCAAATCGCGCTTGGTATCGAAGCAGGCTGCAACGGCGCAACTTGGAAAGAACTGGTGCAATTGCAACTGTTGTGCTGGCGCGAATATTACGCTGCGTGGTGGAAGCTGACCTGCGCGAAGTTCAAAGAGCTCCGTGCCCAAAGGAGATAGCTATGGTGCGTTACCGCATATACAAAGTGTTGCGTGCTCTGGGGTACAGCCCGGCGCACGCATGGCAGAGGGCGTATCAGCTATGAACGCATTCCTCTCGCATATTGACTTAGCACCCGTGTTCTACGGCGTGCTGCTGTGCATCGGCGTGTACTCGCTTATGTACAAGCTGATGCGTGGCAACTTCGTCACGTTCGCTGTTGAACTCGGCGTGTTCTACGTCGTGTTCAAGATGCACGGCGGCACGGTTCTCGGCGGCTTGTCCGCTGCCATCGCCGCCTTGATCGTAGGCCTCACTCTCAAATGGTTTGTGCGCATCGTGCGCTGACACCTCGCAAGCTCGGTCAAAGAGCTTGTGATGTGCAGTTGTCTTAACTGTATCTATATAGGAGTCCGTTATGGAACTCAACTCTGGTGAACTGTTCACCTTGTCAGCTGACCCGATGCTCATTCTCATGGCTCTCGAATGCGAGACCGTCAAGGATGAGCAAGAACTGTCAGCCATCACCGACGAGCGTGAGTCTGCACTCTTGGCAGCTCAGGCCTATGTTGCTATCCGTCAATCATCTTTCAACTAATTGGAGTTTCTCATGTTCAACCGTTCATTCAACCTCACCGCCTTCGTCAAAGATATTCCGTCGCTCGCAATCCGCAAGGCTGCGTGGCTGTCACTCGTTGGCTCTGTCAACGCATCGTTGTTCGGTGCTGCTGATGCCATCGCACAGAAGCTGGTTGCTGATGGCATCGAGCCGAGCGAGTTCGTGACGCTCACACCGCGCGAGATTCGTGCGCTCACGTCCGGGCCTGAGACCGGAGCAAGCAAGGACGCCGTGTCAGCCGCACGTAAGCTGTACAAAGTCCACGTCGAGTGGCGCACTGAGTTGCAACACTGCACTGTTGTGTCATCTGGCCGTAAGGCTGACGACACACTCGGTTCGATCTATTCGACCATCAAGATGATGACCGGCCCACAAAAGGAACGTGGCATCAGCGCTGAAGCAATTCCAATGCTTGCATCACTCGGCATCGAAGTTACGGCCGAACTAATCGCTGGTGCAAAGAAACAGCGTTTGTTGGACGACAACTTCTTTGCAACGCAACGTCGTCAACGCGCGGGCATGATCGAGTTCATCATCGACAACATGTTCGCATCGGAACTCAGCGATGAGGACGACGAGTTTTATTCAGAGCTCGACGTCGATGTCAAAGAGTACCTCGCAAACAAACTGATGACCGCGATGAACAAAGCAATGACGAGCGCAGTGAACAACACTTTGTTCGGACGCAAGGGTGACAACGTGCTCGGTGTCGGTGACTATCTCATCGCACAGAAAATAATTCCACAACTCATCGACGCAATGAGCGTGTCAGCTTCGAGCAAGGTTGTGAAACGCGTTCGCAAGACAGCAAAGCCAAAAGTGCAACGCGCACCGAAGCCAGTAACACCAACGACGACAGTCAGTGAAGTCAACGGCATCAAGGTCACGACTGCTGCGTGATAAATTCAATCGAGCGACGCACGAAAGTGTGTCGCTCTTTTATTTTGCGGCACAAACTATGGTGTTTTTAAAACCTTCCAATACCAACCTTCCGAAACAGTTTTTACTCCTACTACGTACACACTACACAGTCTCTATATCTATATAACTTTTACTTTAACTATATATATATATTAGAAGAATAGAAGGAAATAGGTGTCTCCCCTAGGGAAACGGGACATTCCATTGTTCCTTCCAGTGTAATTCCTATAGGCACTGAATCTGCCATAGTTTTTCACAATTTCGCACTTCAAATCTGCTGTGCTCTAATGCGCTCTCAGTCAATCGTGACTGAGCACAAAGTTCTTTTGGAAGTTTCAGAATATGGCTGCTATACATTTCCTAGCGTCTGACGTTGCCCTCGGCAAGTCATTCTGGCTAGACAGTCAAGGCGAACTCTGCAAATCAAGCTACCCCAATGTGCGCGACTTCACGTCGACCACAGTGCAATGCACAAGCATCAAAGACTTTCATGCGGCACTCGTAAAGCAAGCAGCACTCGGTGCATGCTTGTTGAAAGGCAAACTGAATCGTGAGCTCGATAACGAATCACGTGCAGGCTCAACCAAGTCAGACGATGCAACTGATTGGCTGTGCCTCGATCTCGATGGTGCGCCTCATGCAACCCCACAAGAGTTCATGGCATCAATACCCGAGTTCAAAGATGTGGCGCACGTCGTTCAATACAGCGCCAGCTATGGTGTCAATGGCAGCACCAAACTTAGCTGTCACATCTTCATGCTCATGGATAACAAGCTGCCAGCCACCAACATCAAGACATGGTTGATGGACAAGAACCTGAGCGACACACTGCGCAAAGGCATCACGCTTGGTCGCACCGGTGCAGCACTGCACTGGCCTGTTGACATCACTGCATGCCAGAACGACAAGCTGTTGTACATCACACCACCAAAGATTGGCAAAGGCATCAGCTGTACTCTAAAGGACTCTGAGCGCATTCAGCTTGTACCTGGACGCATCCAACTGCTACCAGCCAAAGCATTGACAACCAAGCGCAGTCTTGAGCAGGTCAAGGCTGAGGCACAAGCCCTGCGCGACGCACTGCGCAAAGATGCAAGCTTGCCAGCACTGCGCACTACGACACGCATCGTTGGTGAATATGAAGTCCAACCCAAGCCAGGTCAAGCAACGATCACAGGTAGAAAGGAAGAGCGAGGCTATGTTTATTTCAACCTTAATGGCGGCAATTCTTGGGGCTATTACCACCCTGTCGGTAACCATGAGTTCATTCACAATTTCAAGTCAGAGCCCGTCTATTACACACGTGAGCTACTGCCTGACTATTACAAAGACTGCAAAGTCCAGCAACGCATCCAACAATCCCAACCCACAGAAGGTGGCGAGTTGGTGCTCGCCTTTCGTGACAAGCGCACAGCGCAATACTGGAATGGCATCTGGTCAGAAGACACGCAGCACTTAGAGCTGCATCCTGCCAAGTCAGAGCTTCAGCTCAATCACTGGATGCAGAACCACGACCTTCCACCGTGGGAAGTCATACCTGTGTGGGACATGCACTTCAACCCGCAGTCCACAGTCATTCTCAACGAAGACGAAAAAACGATCAACACGTACGTGCCCACGAAATACTTCCGCATGAAGTACGACACCAAAGCGTCACTGGACAAGTGCCCACTGATCAAGCGCATCATGCTCCATGCCATCTCAGGTGGCCAAGAGGACGAGACGTTCGAGCACTGGCTCAACTGGCTCGCCGTTGTGTTCCAGCACAAACGCAAGCCAAAGACAGCATGGATACTTCATGGTGAGGAAGGCACAGGCAAGGGTGTCATCATCAGCCGCATACTGACTCCATTGCTAGGCGCTGAATACGTTGTGCAGAAGCGCGCCAGTGAGCTCGAAGAGAAATTCACTGGCTGGATGGAAAAAGCTCTCATTGCTTTCATTGACGAGATCGAGGTGTCATCGAGCATACGCAAAGACACCATATCAGGTGACCTACGCTCTTTCATTACAGAAGACGTAGTCACCATCAGGCACATGAACCGTGCAGCTGTGCAGACACGCAACTACACAGGCCTCATATTCAGCTCAAACAAACCAAACCCGGTCATCATAACTATAGGTGACCGCCGCTACAACGTAGGATTCTTTCAGAAACTAAAACTCATCATTACGCAGCATGAGCTGGACAATGTAATACCAACGGAGCTCGAAGCGTTCATGAGCTACATCATGACGCGCGAAGCAGACATACAGAAAGCTGTAACACCACTCAAGAACGAAGCTCACAAAGACCTTGTCGAGAACAACAAGACCAGTGCAGACATCACTGCCAGCCAACTGGCTAACGGCGACCTGATGGCACTATGGGAAATGCGCATGGACCTGAATATGGCCATACAGATCACAGGTGGCAACGCAGGCTTTGCTCACATGTACCACGACATCATCAAGCGTGAGATCGAGCTGCTGGCAGCCAGCCCCAACGGAGGTGATTACAAAGCTCGTATATCGAAAACAAACAAGATCGACAAAGTCATAACAACTGAGTCACGCCTGACACGCGACGAGCTCCTGGTGATCTTCGAGCACTGTGTAGGGAACATGCCTAAGACACCGAACAAGTTTACGTCTCTGCTCAAACACAGAGGGATTAAGACAGAGCGTGTTTGGGTGAACGGAGCGGCGCAATACGGCCTGCGTGTCGAGTGGAAAGCGCCTCGCTCATGGCTCGACGAGACCATGGCTGAGTTCAAGGCAGCCACACCCAAGACATCACGGCTACAACTTGTGAAAAGGAAGACAGCATGACTCTCGAACAACGTGCGGCCCGCCTGTGGCCCAACAACCCTCAGTATCAGCAGGCGTGGCTGCGCATAGTGACCCTGCTAGGCGACCGCTGGCTGCTGGCCAAACCAGCTATCAAGGCGACGGTATGAGCAAGCAAATCACACCCCAAGAGCTTGCAGAGATCGTCACGAAGCTGCTCACAGACCCTGACGAAATTGACGACTACGACACGTACCAACGCTTCTTCACCGAGCTTGCAGAGTTTGTCTGCGACCAGTGCGGGGGCGAGGTGCAACGCCCTGCCGACGACTTCGCCGACAAGTGGCTCGTCGGCATCCATGCCAACGACAGCCTACCCGAGAACGGTGGCATCTGGGCCAACTACGACTTAGAAGGAGATCTGTAATGCCCCGCAAATTTAGAAGTGAGTTCATGTCAAACATCGAGTGGGCCACCAACCCGGAGGAAGTCGAGATTACCTTGAGCGACGACCTTGCCGAACGTATCCCAAAGATCGCCCAGGGCCTCACAGACATGGGCCTGTTCAAAGGCGTGCTGCTGAATGCTGTCGAATTCGAGTTCTTCGCAGGAGATGACTACATGGACGAAGACTGCGAAATGGTCCCCTTCGAGCCTGAGTGGCGAGTCGGTGTTACAGAGCTGATCATCTACAGCGACGGCGACTTCCAGGTTCAGTTCGACCTGAAGCACACCAGTGAGCAGGGCTTCACGGATTACCTGAAGCCTGACCAAGGGGCGCACGAGTGAAAACCACCGATTACACGCGGGGCACACTGCGCCCCACAGAGTGGGACATGGCATACATGAACAAACCTACTGATCTCAGCGACAAGTACCCGGACTGCTTCGGCAGTCTGGAACGCATCGAAAACGATAAGCTGGAAAAACGCATCCGCTGGGTGTCACGTCTCATCACCGTAATCATCGCAGTCAGCGCAGCCATGGCGCTGCTGCACTTCTTGGAGAGATTTCAATGAGTCTAGCCTCAACGACCGTGTACTTGTACATCGGCTTCGACAACCAACGCCGCAAGGGTAACGGCGAGTGGCCACATGAACTTGGTGGCCATCTTGAGCTGGTCGACTGGCTCGAAATGTTCGCCGGAGTTCTCGAAGATCAGTACACCAGCATGTACGCCGATCTCGACCTCGGCTGTGTGTTCGACTACGAGATCACTGAGGGTCTTGGAGCTTGGCTCTACGACAACACCTGCGCGGACCCATCCGACTTCCGTGCCGAGGCCAACCACCTCGTAGCGTTGCAGGTGGAGGAAGACAACAAGGCCCTCGCACTGTGGCGGGACAACGACAAACGACTTGGAGGCGAGAAATGACCCAACGTGTTTTGACCCTGACCATGCCTGTCATCTCGACAGCGCATATCCCGCGCCCTGACTCCATCGAGGACAGTGGCTACCTCTATGCAGCCTATGACTGCGGCTGGTTCTTCTTCGTGGACGACCAGCCAGACCTCGATGACAAGTGGGTGTGTGACCTGCGCACATGGCTCGACAACAACGGGTTCGCTGGAGACAACTGGGTGCGGCTTGACGCGGACGGTGATCGCCTCGACGGCCTTCCACTTTACACATGGGAGTGAAGCATGAGAGTCCAGATCAAACCATGTATCCGTACCCACGACAACGATGTGGAATGGTGCGAGGAATCCAACGCCGCGTTCTTCGGGGTCTACCTAGGGGAACCCGGCAGCTATGACTGGGTGGCAGACTTTGCCACCAAGGGTGAAGCTGAGTGGTACGCAGAGGCGTTGTGTGACAGGCTTGAACTTGAGGAGCAGGAGGACTTCAAGTGAAAACCGTCCTCGTACCGGGCGTAGCCTGGCCTCCGTACAAGCCCACTAAGCAGATCGTACCCAGACCCAGACCAAACCGCATCACTCCCAACTCAGTGGACGCTATGGCCTATATCAAAGCCCACCCGGGCTGCCTGATCAGCGACGTGGCCCGCGCCATCGGCAAGAAGTACACCACGGTGTACGACCACGTGAGCAACGGAATCCGGGTTGGGAGGTATCGCAGAGAACAGAAAGGAATCGTATGCGTGTCAAAGTGAACGGAGCGTCAGGCGTACAGCTTGACTGGATGGTGACCTACGCACTGTATGGTGAGCAAGCCCATTACATATACAAGCACTCCAAGGTGCGCAACCAGTACTCAGCGAACTGGGGCCATGCCGTACCAATCATTGAAGGCGAGGGCATCAGCATTGCAGCACCGTCGCTCATGCGCGAAACATGGGTAGGGTTTTCTCCAAGTTGCGAAGTTGAAGCCAACGGCCCCACCCCACTGATCGCCGCTATGCGGTGTCTAGTAGCCTCAAGATTAGGGGACGTTGTAGACGTACCGGAGGAAATATGCCAGTAGCAAAACAACTTGTCGGTCAAAGATTTGGCCGTCTGCTTGTGTCCGACAGAGCAGGGGCACGACATGGACGGGTCACGTGGTCATGCTACTGCGACTGTGGGGCCCATGTTGAAGTGGTCAGCAATGCGCTTACTTCTGGGCATACGAAGTCGTGTGGATGCTGGAGAACCGAGCGGAATAAATCAACTGCACCTATACACGGGCACGCGCCGAAGGCAACAGGCAAAAGCCCAACGTACTACTCCTGGCAAGCGATGCGCTTGCGGTGTTTGAATCCTATTAGCAATCAATGGCATAACTATGGTGGGAGAGGAATCACTATCTGCGACTCGTGGCTCACATTCGAGAACTTCCTTGCAGATATGGGACCACGCCCGGTAGGTCGAACACTTGATCGGATCAATGTAAATGGCAACTACGAACCCGGTAATTGCAGGTGGGCGACTAGAAAAGAACAGGCAAATAACACTCAAGCAAAAGCCAGCAAGCTGGGTGAGGAAGTCGAGGTGCCCAATGGCCTCTGAACCCTACCCATGGGGCGAGGTCGTAAAGGTTCACACCATCGGCACCCACACCATCACCGAGTACATCGTCGGCAAGGCCTGGCACAACGGAGGCAACACGGAGTTCGGTACCGGAGACACGAGTTTCGACACGCTCGACCAGGCGCTGCTGTATTCGCTGTGCGACAAGACTGGCGACCCAGATGCCATGCTGTATATCGAGAAAATGCTTGGAGGCTTGAGGTGAAACCCCGCAAGCGTAAGTACCCGGCCGACCCCATGGCCTTCGCCCGGGTCATAGCCCAGACTGAGTTGTTCAACGAAGTAGAGCGCCGCCAGATGGCCCTGCCAGACCGCATGAGCTTCCAGCTCCTGCTCAACGGCGAGGCTGAGGAGACTGACATACGTCGGCTCATCAAGACAGCCAACATCTCCTTGATGCGGTGCTGGGGTACCGAGATGCAGCCCATAGCCCAAGCCGCAGTGCACGCACTCAAGCGGTGCTGGGAACGGCATGAACTCCTTGGTAAGTGGGGACTTGACGGTCCAGCCCGGGCGGAGATCGAACAGGGCCTGGAGCTCCATGAGGAGCTCGTGAGGCTGAGCACGCCACTGCAGATGCGCGATGCAGAGAGGCGCGTAGCTGAACTAAGGAACAAGGCCTGAAAACCGAGAACACGCAGTACGGGTTCAAGTGGGGACCAGCACTCATTGAACGAGCATGCAGCGACGAGAAGCAATGGGTCTACCTAATGGTGTCAACACCTGACTTAACTGAATTCAACATAGGCGAACTGCGTTTCTTGGCAGCCGCTTCGCTCAAGGAAATTGATGAGCTACGAGCAAAGCTCCGACAAGAGAGGTTCGACAAACAGTGCTACATGACTGGGGCCAAGAATGTTCACGACAAGCTGCGTGACCAGATCAAAGAGCTTGAATCGAAACTATCGGCATCACAGTCTCCATATACAAATTCAACGAAGATCAACACTCAGCTTCTCATACACTCTAACGCTCTCTAATGAAAGCGAACAAATGTCCTGGTCATACTCAAAGCTGCTCGACTTCGAGCAATGCAAACTACGCTACAAACTCAAACACATCGACCGAATCCCAGAAGAAAAGCACGCCGCAGCCGACCGTGGCACAGCTATACACGGTAAGGCTGAGAACTTCATTCTGGGCAACACAAAATCTCTACCAACAGAACTGGTTAAATTCTCAGATGACTTTGTAGCTCTTCGCAACCGGTACTCTAACGGACTCGCAAGCGTAGAAGGCGAGTGGGGCTTCGACCACGACTGGCAGCCAACAACCTACAAGACCGCATGGCTGCGCATGAAGGCCGACGCGGTGGCGTTCAACAAGGAGATGACCGAGGCCATCGTCATCGACTTCAAGACCGGGCGCAAGTTCGGCAACGAGGTCAAACACGGCAACCAGGTACAGCTCTACGCCCTGGCCAGCGCGATCCTGAACCCATCAGTTCAAAAGTTCACACTCGAACTCTGGTACCTCGACAAGGATGAACTGACAAGCAATGTATACACACGTGAGCAAGCTATGTCATTCGTCAAGCAGTTCGACAAGCGCGCCAAGAAGATCGACGCAGCTCACAAGAGCGGTGTCTTCGAGGCCAACCCCAACCAAATTAGTTGTCAGTGGTGCCCGTATGGTCCACAGAAAGGCAACCAGTGCCCGCATGGGTACACAGGTTCTATGACCATCGCAGATTACAGAAGGAAATACGCATGAAACCACTCATCATCTATCACGCAAACTGTGCAGACGGCTTCGGCGCAGCATTCGCAGCATGGAACAAGTTCGGCAACGAAGCTGAGTACGTGCCCATGCAGTACGACCGAATCAAGACTGAGGAGGATGCCAAGAAGCTTCTCCCAGATATGACAGAGCGCGACGTCTACATCCTGGACTTTAGTTTCCCAGCCCCAGTAATGACATACATCATCAACGTCGCTGGCTACTTGACATGGCTCGACCATCACAAAACAGCCTTCGAGATGTGGGCACCACCGAATCAACAAAGCTACTTCTTTGAAGAAAGCAACGAAGCACACATTGTCCTGGACAACAGCAAGTCAGGCGCGTTGATTGCATGGGAACACTTCATGCAGAACAACAAGTATCCGCAGATGTTGATACACATCGACGACTACGACCGCTGGCAGTTCCGCTATGCAGACACGAAGCCGTTCAACAAAGCTTTGTGGGCGCTTCAACCATGGTCGTTCGAGCAGTGGAACGAACTGGAACAGGAGACATCTTCGCCACGCAATACGTACTACATCGCATTCATCGCACAAGGCGATGCGCTGCTGCGTGACCACGAGGCGCGTGTAAAGAAACACGTTGAGAAGAGCCGCATGGCAAACATCAACGGGCACAAAGGCTTAGTCATCAATGCACCTGGTTACGTCACAAGCGACGCAGGTCACGAGCTGGCTGTGCAAAGCAAGACATTCGGCATGACATACACCATCGACGAGAACCTGCAGGTGCGGTGCTCGCTGCGCAGCGAAGGTGAATACGACGTAACCTGCCTGGCCAAGGTTTACGGTGGTGGCGGCCACAAGAACGCAGCAGGATTCACCTGCTCCATCGAACAACTGACAGAGATTCTGCAACCATGACAACGTACAAGAAGCCTGACTCCGACGCCAAGCGTGTACGGCGTGTGAACCCCACAGTACCTGCGCACGCGTTCGAGGCTAAACCCATCGAACCGTTTACAAACGCACAGCCTAAAGTGGAGCGAGCCCTTTACGACGGCAAAGAGCTGCGCCCGTTTGAAGGCCGACCAGGTGCGATGGACTTCAAGAAGTATCCAAGCAAAGGACTCAGCGTATGAACAAAGCACCGCCGCTCTTCAAGCATCAAGCTGCAACCAAGAAAGCACTGAAAAATGCACACCGATTCTTTGATCAAAGTGAACCAGGTACTGGCAAAACCCGTGTCCAAATTGAAGATTTCGCAGAGCGACGGGCCAAAGGCGGCAAACCAGCTGTCGTACTTGCAACTCGCTCAACACTCGAATCAGCATGGGCCGAAGACATCAAGAAGTATGCCCCGCAGCTCAAAGTCTCTGTGGCCTACGCGAACAATCGAGAGAAAGCCTTCGCCCAGAGCGCTGACGTTTACATCACGAATCACGATGCTGTAAATTGGCTGGTCAAACAAAAGCCAACCTTCTGGAAACCCTTAGAAGGCGGCACAATGATCGTTGACGAGTCGGTCGTATTCAAGCACAACACCAGTCTGCGCTCAAAGAACGCAGCAAAGATCGCCAAGCACTTTGAGTGGCGGCGCATGATGAGCGGCCTGGCCGACCCCAACGGCATCACCGACATTTGGCACCAATACTACCTGCTCGACGAGGGCAAGCGCCTGGGCAAGAGCTACTTTGGCTTTCGTTCAGCCGTATGCACGCCTATACAAGTCGGTCCCATGCCAAACATGGTCAAGTGGGAAGAGAAAGAAGGTATCGCCAGTATCGTCGCGGCGTTGATCAAAGACATCACCATAAAGCACCTGTTTGAAGAGTGTGTCGACATCCCACCCAACCATGAATACACACGCGCGGTGACATTGGGGACCAAACATGCCAAACACTATGCAGAGATGCAAGACGAAATGGTCACGCTGGCTCAAGGTAAGGTTCTGGCTGCTGTCAACAAAGCTGTACTTCGCATCAAGTTGCTTCAAATTGCATCGGGCGCGGTGTACAACAGCGAAGAATCCGGTTATACGCGCTTTGATACTGACCGCTATGAGCTTGTACTTGATCTGGTTCAAGAATGCGCCCACAGCGTCGTGTTTTTTCAATGGGCACACCAGCGCGACGAACTTGTCAAAGAAGCCGACAAACGTGGACTGAACTTCGCAGTCTATGACGGCAAGACAAACGACAAAGAACGTGCAGCCATCACTGCAGATTTTCAGAAAGGTGCATACGACTGCATCTTCGCCCACCCCAAGAGCGCAGCACACGGGCTGACTTGGGTCAAAGGCACACGCACCATCTGGGCATCGCCTACTGATAACTACGACTGGTTCAACCAGGGCCTCAAACGCATTTACCGTATTGGCCAGACACAGAAGACCGAGACCATCACCGTCATCGCTGCAAACACGTACGACGAGATTGCATACGAGCGTTTGACCGGCAAAGCCCTACGAAGCGACGAATTTACACAACGACTGAAGGAGTTTTTGATATGAACCACAAAACCGCGACAGCTCAAATTCTGGAATTGATTGCAAGAACCAATTCCCCGGCGAGCTTGAGCACCGGCGACATGGCAGTTGAAATCGCTCGTCGCCTTGAGCCCGGCGTCTCAGTCCGAATCACTTCCAAAGGTGTGCGCGTAACCCACAGCCGCTACGTCGACAACCTCAACGACCCAAGTTCCATCGACGACGCCCTTTCTACCAATGAATGGATCAAATGTGAAGCAGCCTAAACAGACAGTGATTTTCGACTGCGAGATCATCGGCAAGGACAAGCCGGTCTTTATGGTCGGTACCAAGATCGTCGAGACCGGTGAGACCAAAGCATTCTGGTACAACAAGCGCGGGCACATGAACGCGCTGGCCAAGATGCTGGCCAACCCGGACTACACCTGGGTGGGCTTCAACAGCGAGAACTTCGACCGCCCGCTCATCGCCTTGGCAATGAACCCCCAGTACGATGTGCATGGCATCAAGGACCTGGCCACGATCATCATTGAAGACCGGCTACGCTCGTGGCAGTCGTACAAGCAGTTCAACATCGACTTCATCGAGTACGACCACATCGACCTGTTCGAGGTTGTGCCAGGTGTGCTGGTCAGTCTGAAAACCTATGCAGGCCGCATCAGCTACAAGACGATGGTCGACCTGCCTTTCCACCACGACACTGATCTGACACCAGCGCAGTGCAAGGTGCTTGAGACGTACTGCCTCAACGACCTGGGTGTTACCGAGGCACTGTTCAAGACACAGCAGACAGAGCTGACACTACGCGCTGAGATGAGTGAAGAGTACGGTATAGACCTGCGCTCCAAGAGCGACGCACAGGTGGCCGAGGCCATCCTCAAAAAGAGGGTGGGCATAGGCTCAGGCAGCAAGGAGGTGCCCCACAGCGTGAGCTACAAGGCACCCAGCTTCATCGTGACCGACAGCCCGATCATTCAGGAGCTGGCAGACCTGCTGAGCAAATTCCCGTTCGTGCTTAACCGAGCCAACGGCAGCCCAACAGCACCGAAGTTCCTCGACGAGGTGGTAACTGTAGGCAGCGGGACATACCAGTGCGGCGTGGGCGGCCTGCACAGCACGCATGACAAGTGCATGTACCTCGAAGCATCTGACGGCCTCATGCTCAGCGACTTTGACGTGGCCAGCTACTACCCGAACATCATGCTCAAGGCAGGCCTGGCCCCCAAGCTCGGTGGAAACAAGGGCCAAAAGTTCTTGGAGGAATACCGGCACATTTACGAGACGCGTATGGCTGCCAAGCGTGCCGGCAACAAGAAAGTGGCCAACGCACTCAAGATCACGTTGAACGGGACATTCGGCAAGCTCGGCAGTCTGTTCTGCAGCTTTTACGCACCTGAGCTTATGCTCGCGGTGACACTGACCGGCCAGCTCAACCTGCTGTGCGTGATTCACGACTTGTCAAAAATCAAAGGCGTGGATGTGCGCTCTGCCAACACAGACGGTCTGCTTGTAGCGTACAAGCCAAGCGCCCGCGACAAAGTGCTCAAGATATTTGCCAAGAACGCTAAGCGTACCGGCTTTGAATATGAAGAAACGCCGTACACAAAGTATGCGGCTAAAGATGTAAACAACTTTATCGCGCTCAAACCAGATGGCAAGGCCAAGACCAAGGGTCTGTACACGCTGAACGACCCCAAGGAGAACCCGCTGTACCTGATGAAGAACCCGACGATGGACGTCTGCACGCGCATGGTGATCGACTGCCTGCGCGACGGATCAACACCAGAGGAAAACATCGACAAGTACACAGACATGAAGGACTTTGTGGCTATACGCAACGTCGGTGGTGGTGGCATTCAGTTCGACGGTTACAAGAAGGTGGACGACTGGGTAGAAACGGCACCAGGCAACTGGCGCAGACCCGAGTGGCCAAGTCTGAAGGCGTCGGTCAAGCGCAAGTCACGACCAAAACCTGCAGACGTTGGTGTGGGTGGTGTGAGATTCGGCCGAGTAGCTCGCTGGTACATGACGACGGCTGACATCCCGCCACTGACTTACATCAAGTCGGGAGCACTGGTACCCAAGACAGAAGGCGCGCGTGTGTGCATGACTTTGCCAGACAAGCTGCCCAAGGATTTGAATAAACAGTGGTACATCGACGAGGCGTACGCAATTCTTGAATCAATCGGCGTAAAAACTCTAACGTAATCTGATATTATCTAAACTCAAAAGGACACAACATGGCGACCTCAACGGCACTGCGAAAACAAACCAAACCAACAGTCGGCTATCTGATCGACTCACTGCAAAACATTCGTGCTCAGAAACGCGAACTGGCTGTACGTGAAAAAGCACTCACAGCCGAGTACGACCTGGTTGAGAAACAACTCATGGACATGATGGACGCTGAAGGCCTGGCCAAGTCCACAGGCAAGACCGCCACAGCGTCAATCACCACCACACAGAATTTCAATTTCATCAAAGAGGGCGGCTTCGAGGCGTACTTCGCCTACGCAGCCAAGCTCAAGCGCCCAGACCTCCTGCAACGACGCCTCTCAGCGCCAGCTGTGCGTGAGTTGTGGGCGATGAAAGGTACGGTACCTGGTCTCACACCGTATGAAGAAAAGAAGATCGGCCTGCGCGATCTTTGAGACTCTAAGCGAATCTTTTCAACCCTTAAAGGACATCATGGTTACCAAAGCTACCTCGAAGAAAACCACCGAAGCATTCGACGCCACCAAACCCGTCGGAACCGCTTTGGCCAAAGCGAAAGCAAATCTCCCTGCGAACATTCAAGAGCAGTTCGCTGCTGAAGTGGCCGCACTGCAAAAGCGCATTGCTGCGCCCAGCGGCGACCGCATCAAGTGCACGCGCGCTAAGACCTTCAAACTGCCTAACGGCCTGGAGGTTGACGAGATCGAATGCGTCATCGTGGACTTCGTTGCTGCAAGTTTCTACTACAGCAAGGGTTACAACGAAGACAGCATCGTGCCGCCTGACTGCTTCGCCATCGGCCTGGAACCCGCAGGGCTCATCCCCTCGGATAACAGCCCTGACGCGCAGTGTGCGTCGTGCGCAGGCTGCTGGGCTAACCAGTTCAAGTCAGCGCCCAACGGCAAAGGCAAGGCCTGCAAGAACGTGCGTCTGATTGCCATCATCCCGCTTGATGCCGATGAAACCACTCAGCCGATGATCCTGAAGGCTTCGAGCACGGCGCTCACCAGCTTCGACGGTCACGTCGCCAAGGTTGCCAGCATGTACGGTGTCCCCGTGCGTGGTGTAACGACCAAGGTCACGATGAGCGACGACGACTATGCGTCGCTGCGGTTCTCGATCATCGAGCGGCTGTCCCCCAAAGACCCGCTGCTGGCTATCGCGCAGAGTCTCAAGGAGACCGCGATGACACGTCTGCTGACTGAGCCCGACGTCAGTGCTGCAAAGGCCGAGCCCGCAGCCCGTCGTGCACCGGTCAAGAAGGCGCCCGCTCGTCGGTAAAAGTTTAGCCGTAAGGCAAACGAGCGTGGGTTTCGGTTGGGCGCCCCAGAGAGCAAAAGCTCTATGCCGCAAGGCTAAGACAGTGGTTGTGAAATACCGCTGTAACCGATGACAGGTCGGAAAGACGGCCATTTCCCTTAATCAAATCAACTGGAGTTAGTTAACATGGCACGCACAAAATCAGCAGTTCTTTCCCCCGCAGACAAAAAAGCAGCAGTAGCATCTGCCAAGGCCGCCAACAAGGCCGCCCAAGACGCAGTGAAGGCCCACATCAAAGCCGCCGCTGCCGCTGCCAAAGCCTTTGAAAAGGCAGACCTGGCTGCAACGAAAGAACTCGCCAAGCTCACCAAGGTTGCCGAAAAGGCAGCCGCTGAGCTGACTGGTCTGTTGGAACCAGTGGCTGCATAACAAAACCGAGGGCCTCGACAACGAGGCACCTCTGGTGAGTGTTGCGTGCAGCGTTCACCAGAGGTACTTAAACAAAGGAGTGGTGATGATTGCCGTCAAGCTGGAAGAACAAGTTTGGATCAAAGACACAACGGTGCCCGACGCTAACCCGCCGGACACCGCCCCCACAGCATTCCAGCTGTTAAATCGAGCGGCTGACCACATGCAAGCTCGTGCGGCCACCTATGACAAGCCGGAAGGCGAGCGCTCCATGGGCGCCACAGTGGCCGCATTCAACGCAATAACTGGATTCAACCTGACCGAGGCACATGGCTGGCTGCTCATGTCCATCTTGAAGATGGTGCGCGACAATCAGCGCCAGGCAGCCCACGTCGACTCGTGTGAAGACCTGGTAGCCTATGTCAGTTTATATGGCGAAGCTCGCTTGAAATGAGCCGTAAACCTGAAAGCGTATTCATCACGTCAGTGCACAAGCACCTGCCGAAAGACCTGTACAAAATCAAGAACAACAACCCGTTTGCCGGAGGGCAACCTGATTGTTGGTACAGCGGCACACGTGCTGACCTCTGGATTGAGTACAAATTCATAGCACGTATGCCGAAGGGCGGTGCAAAAGCCGACCTTTCAGCATTGCAAGTGACGTGGCTGCATGACAGGCACAAAGAAGGGCGCAACGTAGCTGTGATCGTAGGCTGCAAGGACGGTGGTTTTATCTTACGCGATCTCGCGTGGGAAAATACGATACCACCAGATTTAACACCATCGTCGCGCCAAGATATTGCGCGCTGGATTCAACGCGAAACAGGAGAACGTGATGATCAAATCAGAGGCTGCGATTTATCAGATACTCGAAGAACTGCTTCGAGCAGCAGGGTCAAACCCGCAGACCTGCGCCGATCTGTTTGACGACCCGCGCGTCAAAGAGCTGGCACCCAACACAAACCGTGTGAGCGATTACCTGGGCCACATGTGGCGCAGGGGCCTTGTACAGCGTTGGTACGCCAGCAAAGACACAGCGCAACGCTCGCGTTACGCATACACATGGCTTGAGCAAGCGCCTGCTGCGCCTGAGCCGGTCGAGCGACTGACCGTCGTGCCGAAACTCAAGCCTGTACCTGAGAAACCCAACATTACCGTGACCGAAGACGAAGGAAGCGTTACCTTGGATTTCAAGGAATTCACCATCACGGTGAAGCGAAAGTGACCCCCCCCCCCCTAGCGAAACCAGGTAGCGCAGCCGCCTAGTTTTCAATTTAACCCAAACTCTAACGAGGTCTTATGAACATCAAAACAGATGACGTACGAGCACGTCCAAATGGAGGCACATCATGAAAGCTGGATGGAAAAACGACCCCGCAATGCGGGCGTACTTTGAAATAAAGAAAGCTGTGTGGCGACACAACTGTGCAGTCACAAGGCACCGCGAGCAACAAACCGAAGCCCTTGACCAGGTCGCAGCAGAACTCATGCGGACCGTCATGGTTGAGGCCCAGCAAAACAACGTACCAAAGCACTAAATGAACTTCAAACCACTCCTGGCATCACCCGCCGACCTTGACAACCTGCGCTTCCCATTACTAGCAAGTCCTAAGCTCGACGGTGTACGCGCCATCGTCAAAGATGGCGTCGTACTCTCACGGAGTCTGAAGAAGATTCCCAACCTTCATATACAGACTCTGTTCGGTAATTCAGCGTGCGAAGGTATGGACGGTGAGCTCATCGCGGGCAGTCCAACCAGCAAGACCTGCTACATCAACACGGTGTCCACCGTCATGCGTGCCAGCAGTTGCGCCAAAGCCGTGCGCTTCCATGTGTTCGACGACATCACCTGGCCGAAACGCGGGTACTTCGAGCGCCGTCCGAGGTTTAAGGACTCTGACAATCTCGTAGAGGTACCTCAGACCATCGTGCATTGCCTCGAAGACCTGCTGAAGATGGAAGAGTTTCACCTGACATCGGGCTACGAGGGTCTCATCCTGCGTGACCCGAACGCACCCTACAAATACGGCCGCAGCACTACCAAGGAAGGCATCCTGCTCAAGCTCAAGCGCATGGAGACCGACGAGGCTGTCGTACTGGCAGTCGTCGAGGAGCAGCACAACGGCAATGAGGCGACGACCAGCGAACTTGGACGCACTAAGCGCAGTTCGCACCAAGCGAACAAAACCGGCAAGGGTTCGATGGGCGCGCTGCACGTTCGTGACGTTAAGAGTGGTGTTGACTTTCATATCGGTACAGGATTCACAGCTGAGGACCGCGCAGCCATGTGGACGACACCGCCGATCGGAAAGATTGTCAGCTACAACCACTTCCCCATAGGCGCGGTCGACAAGCCCAGGCACCCTTCGTTCAAGGGCTTCAGAGACTCGCGTGACCTATGACCACGCCCGAGTACGCGGCAGCCGAAATCTGCTGCATAGGCAAAGACAAGCTGCAGACGATGAACCTGGCCCGAAGCATTGCCAAACGCATGTCTCGTGTCAGGGAGACACCCATTGATGCTTACAAGTGCCCCCACTGCGGGGCGTATCACGTCGGCAACGACAACAAAAAGGGGAAATTCCATGGAAAACCAAGACAAAGCGACCAGGCTGGTTGAACGTGAAATCTACTGCTGTGTCTCGACGTTGATGAGTGCTGTGCTCGCTGCGTCACGCAGCATGCCGTACAAGGAATTCAGGGATGAATTCTGCATTGACGAGGACGACCTGCTGAGTCTGTTTCAGAGCCCAAATTACGAGGAAGCTGCCCGGCAGTTTGTGATGGACGATGCCGATGTCGACCAGCTCAAAGAGGTGGCAGACGAAAACGGCTACTGGGATGACGTACTCGACGCTTGCCTGCCCGAGCTCGAAGGCGACCTCGACCCTGAAAACGAAGGACGATGGACGTTCCTCGGAGCGGGCGAGAGCTTCGAGGATGAAGACGAAGCTCGTGAAGCAGCCATCGAAAGTGTGCTACCTGAAATTCGCGAGGCTGTGTGGGCCATCACCACGAATTACGAAGAGGTCTGCTCGACGTACAACCTCGATTACGAATACGACGAGGTTTACGAGCACTGGGTGGTAAGCGACTGGTTGGCCAAGAAGCTCAGTAAACGTGGCGAGGTCACAGGCGAAGTGGCTGGGCTCACGGTCTGGGGGCGCGGCTGCAGCGGTCAGTCCATCAGCATGGACTGGGTGATCCAGGAAATTGCTGCGGAGACGTACTCATGAAAACCGAGACCTACGTCCTGCCCGCGTACTGGGCCAGCGCACTCATCAACGGTGACAACTCAGGGCTCGAAGACGACGAGATCAAGGAGATCGACAACTTCTGCAAAGGCATGGGGCCTTGCATCGACGTCTCTGACGAAAACGAATTTAGCTGGACCAACGACGCCAACGGTCTCGGCGGCTCAGTCGCCACGTTCACATTTCAAATTCTGGAGAAAGATCATGCGTAAACGTACCGTAATCACTGAAGACGTCGAAGGCGTCGACTGCGAACTCACCTTCGAGCCCGTTGAATACTGCGACTCACACAAAGCGCGTGTGGGTGACATGCTGGTCTACAGCTACCTGGTCTATGACAACATTGGGTACCGAGACATCGACGATCTGATGGGCGACTGCATGGGCACGCTCTACAGCTTTCACCGAGATGCAGGCCGTGACGACCACTCTAACGGACTCGAAGCCCTCGGCAACAACTCTGACGGTGAGGCTGACTTGGAGGCGGTATATCGCAGGCATGAGAGCGTGGCTGACCATCGCTACGTCGAGGCAGCGTTCGAGTCCTTCAACTTGGAGGAACATCTACGGGCTTTTGGGCCGGGTGGCGAATGCGAGTTCGACCGTGAGGAGGGCGAAAGTGACGTTGACTTTATCAAGCGAGGCTTGCTCACCGACGCCGAATATCACGACTGGGAGTGCGTCGTTCACGACGACATCTACCGCGACGTGCTTGAGAAGATGTGGAGCGAGCCTGAGTTCTTCCCGGGCGACCCTGACGCCCAGCTTCTGTCCTGCTACAGCCATAGTGGCGAGCACTGGAGCCTCAGCGGCCACGGTATGCAGTGCCGCTGGGACACGTCCAACAGCGCAGGGGTCTGGGTGCCTGGCGACTGCCTGAGTAACGAGCTGGCCGAGCTCACAGACCCAGTGGAGCGCCGCCAACAAGCGCAAGGCTACTGCATGAGCTTCCTCGAACAGTACAACGACATCAACAGTGGCCAAGTGTTCGGTATCGTCGTCGAGTGGTTCGACGAGGAGGGTACAGCGATCGAACACGACAGCTGCTGGGGCTTCGTGGGTAGCGACCACGCCGAAGAGTCACTCAAGGAGACGTTCGACGGTGTGGTTAAGACCCTGCAGAAGAAGTACGAGGACGACGTGCGTACGCAGTGCGGCAAACAGCTGGAGCTTGCATGAAATTCAAATTCGCACCCAAAGGTGACTACCACCCTGGCCAGACGATTGTCATCGAAGGCAAGCCCTGGACCATCGACAGTGTTTCCCACACAGGGCGAAACCTTGAAGTGACCACACCGTTCAACGGCTACACCAACATGCCCAAGTTTGAACGCATGTTGGTCATTCTGACCGATGCAAAACCTATCGTGGAAATACCGGCATGAACACGCCCTACAAGAGAGAGTTGCATCTCGCGGCGATCAAAGCCACCGGCGCAAAGCTCTCACAACCAAACGCCTTCGGTGATTCACCGAACAATGCCCACTGGGCGGCGTTCGATGTGCCTGGTGAGAGCCGCATGGCGTTTCACGAAGTCTGCGAAAAGTTCGGCCTGTACACATCGTGGTTTGGAGAAGCCAACTACGCCCACAGTGGCGAAGCGTGCATGGTCATTGCCAAATACGAAAGGGAAACATGAAACACACAACCACCATCCCGTTCAGTGGGTTCTACAACTCTGTCCACGACAGCTCGCTCGACGATGCGCTGGAGCAAATGTTCACTGACCGCGACACAGGGTGCAACAGTAACGACGGCCTTGTCTACGCCGCGATGAACAAGATCAACTGGCGCGCAGTGCACACGGAGTACGCCAGGGAGTACTGTGCAAACTTTGCAAGCTGGCTAGAACTTGACTTGGAGTTCGACGACCTGGACTCGCCACGCGAGTACAACTTCACGACTGACCGCATCTTCTGCAGCATCAGTGAAGACAGCCTGAAGCGCGCCTACGACAGGGTGGATACACCTGCACTGCGCGAGTTGGTGCGCCAGCGGTTCACGAGCCGTGACGGGTTCATCAGCTTCTACGAGCCCGACCTGGACGACTGGCCTGCCAACGTCTTCGAGTGGGACTGCAACCAGATAGGCACATTGCTCATGGCACGGGCTGACCAGGAGTGCAGCAATTCAGACGGCTTCGAGTGCTGGGACGAGTACGACCTGATGGAGTACGACCGATGCAACAGCGGTATTGACAACATGATCATCAAGAACATGCCCAACGCCGACCGGCTTTTCAAGGTCTTCGATTATTTAGAACTGCGGGCGCACCGCGAAGGAGTAACAGCGTGACAAACACCAACCCTGAGACCGGCATTCGTTATGGGCTGATCAGCTCTAACAGCCTCGACCCCGAGGTCATCTACGACCTGCAAGCGATGGGGCCGCGACGTGCACTGGGGGATGGCCCTCGAAGACCTGAAGAAGCAGATCGCGCGCGAGGTTGAGAACGGAGAGCTGGCGCTCGAAGACGCTGACGACGAGTACACCCTCCGTGAGGAACGCATGGGCGACAGCTTCTACGACGACGAGCCTGTGCACGAGTTCCAGCGTGACGGCGTGCGCGGCCAGACAACCTGGCTCGGTGGCGCGCTGCTGGTGTTCATCTTTCACAGCCCGTTCACCGGCCAGTTCGACCGGTGCTCGCCGTGCGTACCCAACGCCTGCGACCTCGACCACTTTAACCCCGATGGCTACGTCGGATATGACGTTCCACCAACCTGGAGGATTGAACAATGAGCAACTTAACGGATGTTCTGCAGCATTGGCTGCAAGGCGAAATCAACACATGCGTTGCCGGCCATCAGTCGCGCATTGATCATCTGGAGGCACGCGTCGAAGCTCTGGCGCACGTAATCGACCGCCAAGCCCAGCTCATCGAAGACCAGCGTGCAGCGTTCAAGGAGCTGCACAAAGAACTGCACAAGGGGCTACATCCAGCTTGCATGGAAAACTTCTTTGCAAACCTGGAGGAATGTGCAAGGGTGGGCTCGCTGCAGCGCTTACTTGGCTCTGAGTTCAACATTCTGCATGAAGCGCACAACCAGCTGGCAAACAAGGTGCAAGCCATGCTGGTGCCCGAGACGATGTGTGCAGACGCCCTGCTGGACAAGGTGTGCAACTCCGAGAACTGGAGTGACGCGGTGGCTGGATGCTACACCGACAGTGCGTTTGAAGAAGCTGTCAACGATGTCGTTTCGGGCCGAGAACTGAAACAAATGGTCAGAGACATCGTCAACGACCTTCGTTTCGATGTGAGTGTGCGATGAGCGCGCCGCACATCACCTGGGTGTTTGAGGCGATCTCGACGCCTCTCTACTTCACAACGATGATACCGCGCAGCGCGCCGATGTATGAGAACCTCGACGAACAGCTCGCATGCTTTGACGAGCTGGTCACTGAGTTGTCGAACGCTGGCTACTACGCCATCAGGCTCGATCACAGAGAGTGGAAGCGATGGGCCTGGCCCGGGGGCTACCCAATCTTCTACATCACCAAGGACGGCGGTCGGCTCTGCAGCAGGTGCGCCAACGACAACATCAAGCTCACCAGCGACCCGCAGGCTGAAGACGACTGGCGCATCGTTGCAGCGGACATCAACTACGAAGACCCCGACCTGTTCTGCGATAACTGCTGTGAGCGCTGCGAGTCGGCATACGGTGACAACAACGAACAAGACAAGGACCCAACATGACAGCCACAGCCACCATCCAAGACGTCCACGGCAAGAAGGGCAAGCTCAGCCATATCGAAGTCAAGGTGTCTGCCTCGCAGATCGACTTCCCGTACACCGACGAGGCGCAGCGCCTGGCTCAGCTGGCCAACGCACGGTCCTACCTGCTGTCGGCCAACAAGGCCGGTGCCAAGCTCAAGATCAAAGAGCTGGAGGCAAAGCCGTGATCATCCTCATCGAACTGCGCGGCGGGGCTGTTGCCAACGTCTGGTGCTCAGAGCCCGACGGAGCAGAAGTCATCGTGCGCGACCGCGACGCGATACGCACACTGGGCGCACCAGACCCGATGGAAGAGACACCTGCGCTTGAGCATCTGCGCGTCCCACATTTTGTAATTTACTAAAGGAGCACATTGTGCAAGAAGTTATTGATCATTTCAAAGCCGCAGGGCTGGAGCCCATCGTCATCGACGAGAACACGGACTTCGGCAAGCTGCCGCGTGTGCGCGAGACGAACACCGAGTTCATCACCCGTGTCATGGAGTTCTGCCCGCACGGGCCGTTGGGGCAAGCGTTCATCCTGCACGCGCTGGACGTGTACTGCCAGCTGGTCGAAGCGGCCGATGAAACTGAGTTCGACAACGGCATGTTCAGCAGCGGCGCCTGGAAGGGCGTCGGCAAGTGGATGCAGGGCGAGCTCGACGCACGCTTTGAGAAGGGCTGAGCATGTTCTGGAAATTCCTGGCAGGCCTGAGCAAGGCCACCTTTCACATCAGCCGAAGTGCGACGGCCATTGGCGCGGCTGTCGTTATCAGCGTCGGTGTGTACGACTTTTTGAAGGCGCGCAAGAAGCGCGACGAACAACCCCGAAGGAGATTAAGGTGAGCAAAATTGATGTACTCAACCACGGCTATGTCCGGCTTGTCGAGCACATGGGGTCAGACCTATCCATCGTGCGAAGCGCAAGGGTCTCGTACGACGCCGACTGGCGCGATGATATGCGCGGCGATGCCAAGCTCATCGACTACCTGGTTAAGAACCGGCATACCAGCCCCCTGGAGTCCGTTGTCTTCACCTTCGAGGTCAAGGCCCCGATCTTCGTCTTCCGCCAGTGGCACCGGCATCGCACGTGGTCGTTTAACGAGGTGAGCGCCCGGTACTCTGAGCTACCGCAGGAGTTCTATATTCCAGAGGTGTCGCAGATCACCACACAGAGCAAGTCGAACAAGCAGATGCGTACCGGCGATATTCACCCGGACGCAGATGAAATTCAGGACACGATCTCACACACATGTATGTTGGCGTTCGAGGCGTACCGGAAGATGATCAAGCTGGGCGCACCTCGTGAACTGGCCAGGGGCGTCTTGCCTGTGAACACCTACAGCCGGATGTTTGCCACGGTCGATCTGCACAACCTGCTGCACTTCTTGAAGCTGCGTCTGCACGAGCACGCTCAGTATGAGATTCGTGTGTTCGCCCAGGCCATGCTGGAACTGGTCGAACCCATCGTACCTGTGGCAGTGGCAGCCTGGAAGCGTCATGAACCTCGTCCTCAGTTATGACGAACTTGTAGCCCTGACCGGCTACAAGTACCCCAGCAAGCAGGCTGCGTGGCTGCGCAAGAACGGTATCAAGTACCGCTTGAACCGCTTCAACCGGCCGGTGGTGGACCGCACCCACTACCTGGCCAAGATGGGCCTGGGTGTGGCCAAGGCACCAGAGCCAAATTGGGAGGCATCCAAATGAAAGACAACCAGCCCGTACCAGGAGTACCGGGCCTGTACATGCGACCCGGCAAGCGGCGCGTCCTGTACTTCTGCAAGCCGCAGAACAAGTACACACCCCTGGGTTATGACCTCGACGCAGCCAAGGCTGCGCTGGCCAAGCTCATGGAGATGCCGCTACTTCCCGGGCAGCACACGGTGGAGCACATGTGCCTGGCGTACATCGCTGAGCAAAAGCGCTACCTGGCCAACAACGACCTTGAGGCACTGGCACCTCGTACAATCAAGGACTATGAAGAGAGTTTGACCCGCTTCATCATCCCGGTGTTCGGCCACATGCACCCGGACAGCGTGACCAAGAACCACATTGCCAAGTACCTAAAGGACGGACGCAGCACTCGGCGCACACGCGTGAACCGTGAGCGCGCAGCACTCAGCAGTGCCTACAAGTTCGGCTTGGCTGAGGGTCTGGCCAAGGAGAACCCGTGCCACGGCGTGCCACGCAACACCGAGCGTCCACGCAGGCGCAACGTGACCATCGCTGAGTTCAACGACTTTCTGGAGCACGCCCGCGTCAAGGGCGGCTCGTCCTACATGGTGGCGCTCATCGGATGCACCGTGGCCATCACCGGACGGCGGCGTGGCGAGATTCTGAACCTGACACGCGCAGCACTACAACCCGAGGGCTTCAGGGTCAAGGACATCAAGACCAAGGTGGGCGAGCCTGAGCGCCACTACCTTGTCGAGTGGAGCGACCTGCTGCACCAGCTCGTGAACGAAGTCATGGCCATCCCGCGCAGGGTGTCGAGCATCTACCTGTTTGCCACAACCGACGAGGGCACACCCTACACCGACGCGGGGTTCAGTTGCCTGTGGGGGCGGCTCATGCGTAGCTACGCAGGTAGCAGGTCGAACCCCAGGTGGTTCACAGCGCACGACCTGCGGGCTCTGTACGTCACGCAGATGCTCGAACAGAGTCGTGACCCCAAGACTCATAAAAATGAGCAGACAATGAAGAACGTGTATGAGCGCAGCCAGGTGATCAAGGTTTCGCCACTTGCGTGAGAGCATGTTAGACTATGTCAGACATATTCTGTAGCAAAAAGTGCGCTAAGTTGTTGATTTTATTGATGTGCGTGGCGCACTCTTAATCCGTAGGTCGAGAGTTCGAGCCTCTCAGTTCCCACCACCCATATAGGTTTGTTGCTATGAATTTTGACAAGAGATCGTAGCAAAAACTCTGAAACGTAGCAAAAAACCCGCCTTGAGCGGGTTTTCTTTTGTCATCGTTGCATGGCTCAAGACAAGAACCGCAGTTAACTGTCAGCGTGGCCGTCGGCCAGCGAGTTACCCTTCATCGTGTTCCACACGTTCGCACCGGGCAGTGCGTTGACGGCCGTCTCGGCGGGCGCGTCGGTGAACATCTCGGTGATCTGCTCGATGGCCGGTCCGCCCAAGCTCAGCACTGTGTGGTGCGGGGCCATCGTGTCGGCCATCGGCTGGAACTTGCCCAGCAGCCCTGCGCGCATGGCGCCGTGCTCCAGCTCACTGTCGAGACCACCCTTCATCCACACAGGCTCGTCGCCGGTCAGCAGCACACTCTTGAGCGCGTCGCTGGCGATCATCACCGGGGTGTAGGTCAGCGCCAGCATGCCTGCAGGCCCCATGTCGCCGAACTTCTTGTAGTCGTGCAGCGCCCGCTTCAAGACCACGTCGTGGAACGTGTAAGCGAACTGCTTCATATGCCAGAACACCATGTAGTGCGGGTCGCTGGCCCAGGCCGGACGCTGTGCCGCGTTGGGCCGCAGCACTGAGCCGTTGACCCACTGGTGCAGCGCCTGCTGGATGCGCGGGTCGGTGTAGTCGAGCTCGCCGTCAGCGCCCACCTTCACGTCCTTGGCCGTCAGGTTCAGCTCCTTGAGATACGCAGCGCTGCGCTCGTTGGGTGTCTGCACATGGCGCTTGATGAAGTTGATGGCCGCGCGCGTGGCTGCCACCTGCATGCCCCGGTTGAAGCCCTCCATGCCGTTGTACTTGAACATCACGTCGTTGATCTTGCGGAACTTGGCGCCCAGGTACTGGCTGCCATGGAGCTGGCCGAAGGCTGCCAGGAAGTGATTGGCGTCGGTCGTGCCCACCTGGTCAGCGATCTTGGCATCGAGGTCTTTGATAGGGTCGTCCTTGATGCTGGCCACCACCTCGCGCAGCCCGCGCTTGTATGCGTTCCATGCGTCACCCACAGTGGCCCCGCGCACCAGCAGGTTCAGCGGGTCGATGAACTGGCTGAACAGGCTCATGCTGAGCAGGCGCATGTTCTCGTAGACCAGCACGCTGTTCTGGAACTGGCGGTTCTTCGGGCTGATGTTGTAGCCCAACGTGCCTTCCATGGCCATCACGTCCTTGGCTGCACCTTGCGCCATCTTGAGCGCC